ACATCTTCAGCACCGTCTCGCGGTTCAGTCCGAAAACCCGGGCGGCCTCCCGGCGGCTGTGACCTTCGATGAACACGAATTTCCGAACGGCGGCGTAGATCTCCACGACGAACATCCCCGGCCCCCCCAAAACCGGGAGCCTATCCACTGGCCGGATTTTACTCCGCCCGCGTCAGCACTTCGCCGGCGCTCCAGTGGCCTGCTTTGTCACCGCCCTACACACCTTCGGGAAGATCGTCGAAACGGATCGCCGAAGCATAGCGATTGTGATATATCGCCTCGAGTTCGGCTGGCGTGATCGTGAACACGTCGCGTTTAGTTACGGCATTCGACCCGCACCAAGCATCGAAAGTTGTCTGTGTGCAGCCGTAGGCCGTGCGCCCGCCGGGATCGTCTTTTCTATCGACTTTCCCGCCCTCGTATTTGAGGACAAGCACAAGGGCTTTGGCGAAATCTGGCATGGTTCAGGACTCCACCGTGACGTCGCGCGGCCGGAAAGCGTCCAGCACTTCTTCGGGCGTCAGTTCGACTTCGGTGTAAACGTGATGGATCGCGAGGTGAAGGTCGCCGCAGTAGCTGTTGATCGCGGTACGCAACCGTTCAGGATCCACGTCAGGCACAGCCGCGCACGCGGTCGCGAAAGCCTCGGCGTCGAGGCTGTCTTTGAGGTCGGGTGTCATGGGGATACTCCATATAAAACGGCCGCCCCGAAGGATGGCCGCTACGCATTTCCTAACAGCGAATGGACGTTGTCTCACTGCGGCGACTTGCCAAGCAATGACTGCTTTGCGATGCAGATCCGCTACTTGCTCGACCCCGCAAATCAAAAACGTGCCGAACCTTGACTGCCTTGCCGATCACTGACCGTACTAAACGCTACATTCAGAACAGCGCCTATCTTTGCCTGCCTTACCGATGCGGGACGGTCTCTGACTGACCGCGACAAGCTAATCCCCGCCGTGCCTGCCTTGCTAATCCGGTCAGATACGAGAAGTTCTGATACCTACCGATCCTTGACTAGACTGCCTTGCCTAGCCCAGCCTTGCACTACTTTTCATCTCAAAACAGCCCGCGACTGCTTCACACCTCAAGGCCGTTACACGAAGCGACGCGACGGAACTTGACTTGACTGCCTCGCCAATACTTACGACGCCGTTACGCTCTCACCCGATCTTTGACGGACTCAGCCTAGACTGCCTTACCGATCCACCCCTGAGCTTGCCAGTCTACGCGCTGACTCGCCACGCCACGACAGCCATTCAGTTCAGAACTGTACCTGTCAGAGTCGCGCCGTGCGGCACTAAGCCTGCCTTGCCAATCATTTGATGCTAAGCCGCTCGACGCTGGCTTTGCTTTTCTTGGCGGCGCGTGATTGCCTCTTTGGCCTTGCTCACGAACTCACAAATATCGGTCAAATCTCGGTACCTCTGCTGAAAAGCGTCCAGGTCGCGGGCCGCCGCTTTCAGGATCGCGTCTTGCATCCCGATACTGGCTTTCACGTCGGCGAGTGACCGATAGGAGGTGCCGGCCTTTTCCGAGATGGACAGAAACGCCCTGCTTGTGCCGTCCGTGGCGCTTGCATCCTCGACCCGCACGATACGGATCAAGCTACGGGCTTGGTCGAGGCGGTGTGCTTCGGCCGCCAACTTGTCATCCCATTCGAAGTGCGGGTGCAGCGGGTGCTTCGGTGACCGCGCAGCATCGACGACCGCCTTCGGTACGATCTCACCGCCGTTCGTTTTGGCAATGGCTTCTAGGGCATCGCCGATTACCTGCGGATCAGCGTTCTTGGATGCCTTGAGACGGACAGGCTCGTCATCGCGGAAGTTATACGTCGGCATGATGGATTACTCCGCAGCCATCGCGGAGGGCACGGCGGACGGCATCGGCCCCGTACCCATCGCGAAGGCTTCCCATCCTGCTTCCTCCTTCGCATCGGCAAGATGGAAGGCGCCGAAAACGCCCCTCTTCTCGTTCCGCCATTCGCCGAGGCCGTAGGAGATCCCGGCTTCTTGAATGAGGAACGCCAGCGCTTCGGCGGTCAGCACGGAAGCGTTGAAACGTCCCGTGACCCGGATTGCCCATGTCGTGAACTGCCCGCGGTACGCTAGCGAAGCAGTCTTGTTCAGCCCTGCGCCAACCTTGACCATGTCCTCGCGCATCTCGGGTTTCGAGCCGTAGATGCGGATGAGCGGCATGTCGCAGATTGCGCCGGCGAGAGCCGGTCGAGCACGTACCATATCGGCATCGATCCACAGCGCCGACATGACGGCCGAACGGGCGATGCCCTTGTCCTTATGGGCAGCCGAAAGAACACAGTTCTTGAACCCCATGGCCGGGAACCCGTAGCCGCCATCCATGTCGTAGAGCGAGTTGACGAAATCGCTCTCGGGGTCTCGGGCCTCCTTACCGGCTTTGGTGCCCTTCACCTGTTTCGCCAGCATCTCGCGACGGGCCTTCTCCGACCAAGCGTGAGTGATAAGCGGCGTGTCGCCGACCAACCAAATCGTGAAACGCTTGAACAGCGGCTTGCTCGACAAGGCGATTCGGACGGTCTCGGTATCCCCCTTAGCCGGTTCGGCCTTCAAGGTCTCTTTCTTCGCAGCCATGTGGCACTCCTGCACCGCGTTGAGGCTTTCATGGCTCCCAATGAACCCTTGCCCTTGCGTTTGCAGTTGAGAACTTATCGCGCATGAATTATCTTATCAAGCCTAATAGCTAGAAAATCTCTCACAATCGAGTCTTTCGGCTGCGCCCTCTGCAGAGTTCCCAGCGCCCATGCGAGTGAATGTAGCTTTCGCCCCAGACACACCACGGCTAGAAGCCGAACGCATGTTGACGGGAGCACAGATACGCGCCGCGAGGGCGATGCTGAGATGGTCGGCGCACGATCTCGCGAACCGCTGCGGCCTTTCATATGCTGCCGTCCAGCGGGCCGAGTCCGTAGACGAGATGCCGAACATGCAGACCCGAAACCTTGCTGCGATCAAGGCGACGTTCGATGCTGCCGGCATCCTCTTTCTTGATCCTGGTGACGTGCGCTCGGGCGGGCACGGCGTGAGGATGAAGTGAACCCAGATCACCCAAGGACTCCACCCCATGATCCGCGCCGAACCCGCCGACACCAAGCCCAAGACCCGCGGCATTCAGGACATGGCGCTCGGGCGCGTCGACCTGTTCCGCATGGCGCCGCGCGATCTCACCGTGGACCCCGGGTGGAATTCACGTACAAAGGATTTCGACCCCGCCGACCCGGATGACATCGAACTCGCCCGGTCCATAGCGGAAGTCGGCGTGAAGAGCGCCGTCACCGTCTACATGCGGGCCGGCGTGCCGGTCATCACGGACGGTCACAGGCGGCTCGCCGCGACGCTCTACGCCATGGACGTCCTCGGTGCCAAGATCCAGTCCGTGCCCGTCCAGACCGAGGGAAAGCACGCCAACGAGGCCGACCGGGTCCTGAGCCAGATCGTGCGGAACTCGGGCAAGCCGCTTGAGCCCTTCGAGAAAGGCAACGTCTTCGCCAAGCTCATGGACCTCGGATGGAAGGAAGCCGAGATCGCCGCGAAAGTCGGTTTGACCCGCCAGCGCGTCGCCGACCTCCTCAAACTGCGGGCGGCCCCGAAACCCGTGGCCGACATGGTCAAGGCCGGCACCATCTCGGCCGGGCTCGCCATCGACACCATGCGGGCCGCCAAGGGCGATGATGCCAGAGCAACGGAAGTGCTCGCCGAAGCCGTCACCAAGGCTCGCGCGGCCGGGAAGGACCGCGCCACGGCCAAGCACGTCGAGCGGGCGCCCATGGACCCTGCGGCGAAACTGAAAGCCCATCCTGCCTATGCGGCGGCGACGAAGCGGGCGGCGGAAATCGTTAGGATTGCCGGCCATCCTGCATTGGCTGCCGAGATCGAAGCGGCCTTGGTCTAATGCAGCACTACGCCCGGCGGCTTGACGCCGAACACGTCGAGCCAGATCTCGTTGAAGCAGGTGTCGCACACGGTCGAGCAATCCTCGGGCGCGACGCCAGCGCAGGTCCGCACCGCTTCGGCTGCGGCACGATCGTGATCGCCCGGCCGAAACACACGCCGGCAGCTTGCGCAGGTGTAGGTATCGGCTTGGAGCATGTTAGTGCGACTGCGAAGTCATGCCCATTGGAACGTGACAGCGTCGACCGCTAGGCCGAGGCTGGCATCGGTCACGACGCGATACGAACAGCTTCAGGCTATGAAGCTCTGCAAGACCGCCAGATGCGGCTTATCGGTTACGCCGGACTCGACGCTGAACGCATAGTCGCCCCACCATTGCCCGGCCGCCCAGATCGCATAAGCGGTCCACACGTCGCTGTTGTCCGTCATGAACTTCAGCATGGCGGTCGCCTCGACCTGTCCGGCCGGCATGGCGAAGCCGAATTCCCCGAGGAACAGCTTGAAACCCTTGGATCGCGCCCATGCGGTGATGTCGGCTAACACACTGGAGCCCTTGCCAGCGACGTACTCTTGCAGATGCGAGCCGGAATTGTCGCCATCGAGATATTGGTGGACCTCGATCATGAAGTGGGGATCGGTGAAGCCAGTGAACGCCGCGGCGTTGCCGCCCGTGACGAAGTCGTGCGCGCCGTTCCAGCCAGCGCCAGGCGCCATAATGGTCTGTTTTGCCCCGGTGACCCGGATTCCGTGAACGCACTTGCGCAGCGTCACCTGCCAGTCAGTCGGCGACCATGCCGAGGGCTCGTTCATGACGCCGAACATGACGTTGGAAGCGTCGCGGTAGCGCGTCGCCATGCGCCACCAGAAGTTCGGAGCGTCATCGACGTCCATCTTGGCCCCGGCGCGCTGTCCGTAATTATGGGCGTCGAGGACGACCGTCAGTCCAGCACCTGCAGCGGTCGCCACGATGCGATCGAGCGCCGCGATGTCGGGAGCGGAGAACTCACCATGGTTCTGAGGCTGGACCCGCTCGATCAGGAACGGGATGCGAACGAGCTTGACGCCCTTGGCGGCCCATGGCGTGATCACCCAATCGTCTGGATAGAGGTAGGTCTGCCCCATTGTACCGGGCAGCTTGTCGGACGCGAATTCGGCACTGGCGATGTTGACGCCGGGAAAGGCGATGGGGACGCCTTTCCTCGCCGGAACGGGGACGGACGCCGAGGCTGGCGTCCTGATGAGCGCAAGCCGCTGTTGCAGCATTGCGATTCCGGCGGTGAGGAAGTCGACTTCGGATTGAACTGACATGGTGACGCTCACGGATGCATTGTCTTGTATGGGTTTGGATCGTGGGCAGACTATGGATCGCCAACCGAGGGGGCGCGAACCTTGTAGGGATGGCTGGCAGGCAGGTTCGATCCGGCTTTCCCGTCAGCCCAGCTTTCCCATCCCTCGATTTTCTGCCGCTGGCTCAGCGTCAGTGTCCCGGTGACGAGGATTTGTGCGACCGTGCCTACCCACGCCGATCCATAGGATGGCCACACGCCAATCCCGCCCGCTTGGCTGCCTCCTGGCGGGACCTGGGCAAGTGCCGTGTTGACGTACTGTGTCCCATCGAGCAATACCGTGACGATACTCGATACGTCGATTATGGCTTCCGCGAAAAATTCATTATTCGCCCACGATATGCCTGTACTGTTATCCGGGCCGCCCGCATTGGCGAATGCGGCTGTTGGATTGGCGTAGAAGAGCCGCGCCGTATGGCTGTCCGCCGCGTAGCCAAAGGGAGAGCGGAAAATGCTATCGGTTGCCGCGCACGAAGCTGCCACAAACAGGCCCGTGACGGCTGTGCCTTGCGGCAATGTCGCGCCGCTGAACGCTAGCGATTGCGATCCATTGAAGGCCAGTCGTGGCTTGCTGTTGAGCGTTGTCATCGTGGGCTGACTGGCCGCTGTCGCCTGACTCGCCACGAGTCCGCTGACGCGATCCGTCCACGTCGAAACGGAGCCACCCGCCTGCGTTACGCCAGTAGCCGGGTCCCACCATGCCACCAGCGTCGAGCCGAGGGCCAACGGCGTCCAGAGGAAGCGATGGCGAAGGCTCCGACGCCCGAACATTAAGGGCCGGGGCATCAGGTAAGATCCCCGCCAACGACCCACTCGTTGCCGCCGCGATAGCGCAGCGACAGCGACGAATACTGCGCCCGGCTCGTCAGGCTCGACGGGGTCCTGAGCGTGACGCCCGAGGCGGGGCTCAATGTGATCTGACCGGCGCCGTATTGCAGCACCTCGACCACCGTACCTGCCTGGAAGGCGACCGTCGCGTTCAGCGGCACCGTGACCGCCACGGCGGATGCCGACGTGCATTCGACCACCTCCCCCGCATCTGATAGTGCGAGCGTGTAGGCGGCGCCGGACTGCGGATTGGCCGTGACCCTGGTGACGTCAAGGCCGAGGTTTGAGAGCGCTTGCGCCTGCTGCACCTGCGAGAGGGACTGGATCGCCCCGTAGCCGACGGCTCCCACGATGGTGTCGGTCGCCGTAGCGGTGCGGACCTGCCCAGCGGAGATCGTGAGTGCAGGAAGATTTGCCACGGGTTAGGAATCAGTTGATGGCGATTGGGGTCTGTGGCTGCACGTCGAGCACGGTCGCCGAAATTGCCGTTCCAACGTACTGCGATGTCGTACCGCTCGTGGAGGGCGGCGTGATGGTCACGGCCCCGGACGCGCCGAGGTAGTAGTCAGATCCGGGTGTCAATCCAGTGAGCCCTGTATTCATGCCGGTACGGTAGACGTTTGCGATCGCTCCGGACGCCACGGCGGACTGCACGAAACCGGATGCCTTCTTGCCGGCGGCGCCGGTGCCGGCGTCGGCGTTGCGGGCCGCAGCGGCGCCGGCGTTGCTCCACAGGTTGACGATGGCACCAGCCGCTAAAGCCTCGGACGCCGTAGCGGTCACGACGTCGGCGCCGAAGCCTGCTGGCATGAACGACGGGTCGATGGTACCGGCCGCGTTGGTGGCGACGATGGAGTTGGAGGTCGCCACTACGGCGGCGGCCAAGTCGGTGAGAACGCCGGCGACGCGCTGAACAAAGCGAATGGTCATGGGGATGTCCTTATTAGATGATCGGGATCACGGGATCGGGGGCGAGGTGGATCGTGTGGGCGTCGAGCGCCCATCCGATGAGATGCGAGCGGCCGAAGGTCGGCGGCGCCTGCGTCAGGTTCCCTCCGGGTGCAGCGAAGACTGGTAACCCGGAGATCCATGACCAGAATGCCGCCTGGATGTCGCCTGACGTCACGACCGCGACCGTGCCGCCGGACTGCGCGGCGTTCGTGGCAATCCCGGCGTAGACGTAGCCGGGTTGGGTCGGATCGGCCGGGATCACGAGGCCGGAGCCAGAGAACATCAAGGCCTTGTCGCCAGATAGCACGGCACCCGCCGTGTAGACCGGAATGGCTCCTGGAGGACCTGTGGGGCCGGAAGCACCAGGAGGCCCGGCCGGACCTTGCTCAGCGGCAGTGGTCACGGAGATCGAGGCTTGCCCAACGGCGGCCCCCGTAATTCCTTGCGGATAGAGCGTCGACCCCGCGACCATGCTAGAATACCCATACGGGTTGCACGCCCACCGTCACCAGCATGCCCGTCGCGTCCGTAATCATCGGCTGCGCCAGCAATAGCGACGTGCCAGGCTGGCCATAGCCGCTCATGTCCTGGCGCGGGATGCCGACGGTGGTGCCTCGCAAGACCGATAGCGCGATGGCGCCTGCGGTCGGCGCACCGACGATGGATCCCGTTGGCGTCGCTAACCCGCTGAACGGGACCGCGCCTGATGCACCGAACGGCCGCGGCGTGTAGCGCAGCGTTCCCGACACCGCACATCCCGTGAGGTTATAAGGTACGCCCGCCACAGCCGGAGTCACGACCGTCACGCCGTCGGCAGCATAGACCGCCGGAACAGGCGGAGTGGTCCACACCTGATAGATGAGAGCATTCGATCCAGACCAGTCGTCGCCTACGTAACGCCATGTGGCGGCGAGATAGGCGGGAGATGCAGGTGCAACGGCGGTCATAGTAGTCAAAATGAACCCGCAAAGGTTAGTAGCATCGCAGCGCCCCAGCTCGCGCCGACGATCCATTCAGCGATACTGGACATGTCGGTCGGACGAAGCCGGTAACCGATGATGTAGCTCGGCAGGAAAGCCGCCACGATGATGAGCAGCGGCACAATGTTGAGCAACGAGCCATCACCATCGAAGACGTCGAGGCAGGCCAGCGCCACCGCAAGCGGTAGTAGGAATACCGCTGCCCGCACGCAACAGCCGAACTTGGGACTGCCGAAGCTCATGGCATCGACGAGCCTGACATCCCATCCCGAGCCCATGATCTGCCCGGCCGGTACTGGAACGCCCACGGCTCGTGTGAGGACGGACATCCACGCCGGCAAGGTCCAAACGAGGTAGCCCAGACCCCAAGCTAGCGCGACGGGCCATGCGTCGCCAGCCAGGAAGGCTAGGGCGGCGACGAAGGTCCAGATCCAGTAGGTGGATTTCAGAGGGTGCCAGTTCGGGAACAGCCCGCCACGGACACGGTGGATGAAGGCCAAACATGGCACGAGGGCCGCGAGGGCAAGATCGTGGAGCATTTTGCATCCCTCAAAAAGAAGAGGGCGAGCCGAAGCCCGCCCATCGCGTTGAGGTCGATTGTTACGCTGCCACCTTCACGCCTGCCGCCGCACTCGCCGCGACCGCAGCCTGAACCACGGCCGGTTCGGGCTGTACGGCGGCGCCGGAAGCAGCCACCGCCGTCGGCGCGTTGCCGTCATGCGGAACCGTCGTGGTCACACCCGTCGAGGTATCGCTGTGGGCCGTGGTGCCCGGCGCGACAGAAGTGCCCGTGGCCGGATCGATGCCCGAAGTGCTCGACGCGGCAGGTACCACGATCACCGTGGCGGACCCGGCCGTGGTGACGACGGGCGCGGTCGGGGCCATGGTGGACGAAGCGGAGCCCGAGGATGCCAGGGTCGTATCCGCAACCGGTCCGGTGATGGATTCGATCTTCGACACGATGGCTTCCGCAGCTGCCGGGTCGAGTTCTTCCGCCACCTTCTTTTCGAGGTCGGCGTTCTTCGTGGTGAGGTCCGCGACCTGAGACGCGAGCGCCTCGTGGTCGGACTTTGCCGAGGCAGCGGCGGCCTTTAGGGCGTCGTTATCGGCTTTCATGGTGGTGAGGGCAGTAATGTTGGCCGTAAGGGCGGCATTTCCTTCAGACACCTTGTCCGCAAGATGATTAAAGGCCGTGAGTAGGCGTTCAGCGAAGGTCATGAGATCGTCCAATCTGGTGGAGTGACGTGCTTGATGCTCGCGCGTTGTCCGAAAGTGATCGGCAAAATCCGCAAGCATTTGATCGACGGAGTGCATGAGCAATCCTCCGTTGGTTCTCGGCGAAATGCCGGGAATGGATTGGCCGTTACTCGGTGGCTGCTTTGTCGAACACCGTCGCCAGTGTGAACGTCACGGGCGGGGTAGCGGCAGTGGCGAGGGTAGCGGCGCGCGCACTGATCCTGCCGAGCTTGGCGTTGTTCTCGGCATAGAAGTCGTTCGGCGTGATGGCGTTGAAGTACCAGGCATCGATCGGCTTCGTGGCTTGCACCGCTGTGACGGCCTGGGAGAAGAAGGCATCGAGCCCGAGGTCGTGGATCGCGGATTTGATCTGCGTGCCGGTGAATTGCCGAGGCGGTGGCGGCGCGGGTGGTGGAGCCGGTGGCGGCGGGCCGAACGCCTTGCCGTCATACGTCATTCCCGGCGTGACCTTGGTGCCGGACGGGATCGGTACGATGCCGCTGAAGCCGGCGTCGAGAGAGCCGACGTTCGGGAAGCATTCCTCGAGCGGATGGCCGTCCGGGTGTGGCGGGATAAGGGCCTGGACGATACGGGCGATGATTTGGGCGCCGATGGGGGCGGAACTGGACATGTCGGTCTCCTACCAGCGCACTATGATCAGGCCGCTGTTGCCCGCCGCGCCGGCGATTGCCGAGCCGCCGGAGGCACCCGAGCCGCCGGGGCCGTACCCCGAGCCGCCCGTGGCCGTGCCGTAGCTCGGAAAGGTGCCGAAGCCGCGTGCCGGAATGCCGCCCTTGTTCCAGGTGTAGAGGGGAAGGTTGGCGCTGTAGGTCGGCGGCGGACCGCCCGCTCCACCAGATTGACCCGCGATGTTGAGATCGCCGCCGTTGCCCTGTCCGCCGGGTCCGCCGACCCCATAGGCGTTGAGACCGGAGGGGCCTGCGCCGCCGCCCGTGCTGTAGGCATAGGACCCGAAGGACGACGTGCCGCCCGCTGGGCCTGGCACATTGACCGTTGTGACGGCGGCTCCACCGGCCCCCACCGTAACGGCAATCGCCAGGCCTGCCGTCAAGCCGGATATACGTCTGTAGGCGTAGCCGCCCGCGCCGCCGCCGCCGCCCGCCGTGCCGGCTGAGTTTCCGCTGCCGGACCCGTCCGATGACGGGCCACCCGGACCGCCGCCGCCGACGATCTCGACCTCGACCTGGGTCACATTCGCCGGCACCGTGAAAGTGCCGGACGCGATGAAAATCTGAGTGCGGCCAACGATGCCGTTGGCGAAGATCAGCGCGAGGATGTCGGACGCGACGAGGCTATTGATCCGCCAATTTGCGCTGTCGTAAACAAAGGGCACCCAGCCCGAAACATCGCCCACCGCTGGAGCACCGCCACCCTGACGAACGATGGCTTTGGGACCGGTTCCATTGGCGCTGAACGTGGGAGTCGTGGTCGTGTTCGCGTTTGCGAAATAGACCAGGATCTCCATCCCGGTCGTAAACGCGAAAGGATAGGCCGCTGTCGAAAACAGTGTTGCCGCGTAAGCGTTCGTTCCGGAAGCTGTCCCGAAGGTCCATGTACCGCTGAGCACACCGGCCGGGACACCCGTCAACGTTGTCGGGATGTAGTTCGCATTGCCGCTGTAGGGTGCGATATTGGTCGATGTGATGGCCGTCTGACCATAAGCCAACGTGACGACGGCGATACCGACAAAACCGGCGTCAGGAACGGGTGTCGTCTGCTGTCCCGACGTGGCCGGCGTGCCGTAGTTGGGCTGTACGGTCGCGATACCCTTGCGAAAGGTGTTCGACTGCTGGCCATTGCCTCCCGGCCCTTGGAATGTCTGTCCGGGAACCGATGGATTTTGGAACGTCAGCACGATGCCGCCGGTATCAACGTCGGCGTACCGCGCTTCGATGAGGATGTTGACGGCGAAACCGACCGTGGTCGGCGGCACGAGCGTCAAGGTCGTCGGATCGAGATTGATGCCCTGCTTCAGGATCTGATGCGTGTCGACCTGGAGGCCAGATACTGTCGTGGCCTCCAGGTTTGCGACCTGGTAGACTTGGCCAGGGCCGACAACGACGTTAAGCGATGCCGGGGTCGTGCCCGTGCAGGCGAAGCCCGCGACCGCCGACGAGGTGCCGAGGGCTGCCTCTGACAGCTTCGCAAGCCCCACCATCGCGTCCTGCCCCACCGTCAGGACATCGAGCGACCGCGGGACCTGCCCGAAATAGGTGACGGGCCGATCCATGGTTTACCTGTAGGTTGTGAAGCTCAGTTCGAAATGGCGGTCCAGGCGATGACACCGGCCGCCGCGGTTCGCGCCACGCATGCGAGGATCTCGGCATCGCTCACGGTTGATCGGACCTCGCTTTGGTCCGTGTAGCGAAAGGCGCCGATGTCGTAGCCCTGGACTCCCGTGTCGGTGCCAGAGGCATTCGGGATGCCGCCGCCCAAGGGGCGGAAGGCCGTCACGAAAAGCTGATAGGGCAGTTCAAGAGATCCCCAGCATCCGAGGCCGGGATAGCTTCCGCCGCTCGGTCCACTCAAGGGATCGTAGGACGTGACACCAATGTCGTAGGCGCCCGCGATGTCGTATCCAGCCGCTGGTGCCGGAGCATAATCGCTGCCCGCATATCCCAGGGCGCCGATGTCGTAAGCGCCGCAGTCACCCGCGCTCCACGGCTCGACGATGATCGGGTGACGGCCGGTGAGATCAAACAGCGCCTTGTCGATCGCATGCCGGGTGACGCGAGGCCGGAAGATCTCATCGGTGAAGCGCTTGCGCCAAGCATCGTCGGACTCGCTTGGACGCCGCAGGAAAGTCGTGCCGAAGAACCCGTAGGCGTCGATACCGAGTAGCCATCCGGTTGTGCCGGCGCGCCGTGTACCGGCCCGTACGACCTGACCTTGCGCCCGAGCCCACACCAGCGCGTCCGCGACGCCACCGAGGACGATGTCCCGGATCGGTGCGACGTCGCCGAACCATCCGTGGGGGACGATGCTGCGGAGACGCCGGAGCATCTCGGTGCTGTCGATGACGGCCACGTCAGGAAATCACAAGATTCACGGATTTTGGGGTGTTCTGCGGCGTCCCGACGATATCGGCCGTGCCGCCGTTCAGCGCGTAGGAAGACGGGATGACTTCGCCGACGCCGGTGACACGTTGAGCCACACCGGCGAGGGGAAAATAGCCGACCGTCGCACCTTGCCCGAGCCCGTTGATGTAGAGCCCGAGCGCCGCCGCCACCGCGGCAACCACGTTCTGATGGATGTAGCCGGGGAGGCTGGTAACCTGCATGACGACGTTGATGGGCAGGGTCACGGCCGCATAGACGCCGGTCCTGATGCCGGCCGCCCGAACGCCACTGGTATCGCTCGAGATCACCGACTGTGCCGCAGCCAGCAATGCGGAGGAGATCGCGCCCGATCCATCGTCCACGATGACGGAGACCATCCCGAGGTTCGTGGTGCCGTCGAGGTTCTGGCCCTGCAGCACCGTGGCCGTCATGCCGACCTTGAGATTGGCGATGGCCGATAGGTAAGCCGGGACCGTGCCGCCGCCGCGGCCCTGGACCGCGAGGCCGAACCGATATTTCACGGATGCGTCGGACTCGACGTCGATCCCGTTGGTGAAGGCTGACGGGTTGGTGACCGTGTCGACGCCGAAGGTTTGGGACGCGATATTGGTGATCGCGCCCGCCGCCACATTGCCGTTTGCCCCTGGCGCTCCCGTCGTGCCGTTGGTGACGCTACGGACCGACGCCGTGACGGTTCCGACCTGTGCCGGCATGGCATAGCCGCCGGTCGCCACAAGCGATCCTGGAGCCGCGTAGGACGCCACATAGGCGCCGTTCGACGAATCGGCATAGACCTGGAACCGCTGCGATCCATCGGCCGTCTGCACGGTCGCCCCGACCGGGACATAGACGGTCGCGCCCGAAGCCGTGTAGCGGGCGAACGTGCAAAGCCCCGTCGCGGATTGCGCAGCGAGGCGGGTCACGCCGGACAGCGGAAAGTCCGCTACGAAGCTGTCGACGTCGGTCCCGTAGGACGTCGCCAGCCGGGTCAGCTTGGCAGTGTCTAGGTTTTCCTTCTGCAGCCATAGCGCGACGCCGGCAACGGCTTCCGCCAAGCCGCGCAGCATCGAGCCGATCGCGAAGTTCAGGAACCGGGACGTGATCCGTCCCTGCATCCCGGCCGCGATAGACCCGACGATTTGCGAAAAGCCTTTTGTCTGCAGGGTGCTCAATGCAGACTCCTAGCGGCCAGTCGGCACTTCAAGAGCAATCGAGGCCGTCGTGTTCGACACAGCATTGGTATAGTCGATACGGATCGAACAGAGCCCGGCGGCATCGGCCTTGAATTGGACCGTGATGACCGGCACCGGAACGCGGGCCACTGTGGCCTCGAGATAGATTTGCTGGCGAACGATGGCCTTGATGCCGCGTTCGAGGGCGGTGAGGCCGATGCGTTGCGGCAGTCCGGCCCCATAGTCCAGGTGGAACAATGCGCCATTCACAGCGGTCAGCAAGCGGCGCTCAATATGTTGATTGTCGAGGTCGATCCCGTCTACCATGGCGAGGTCGCCATCTGGTGTCAGGTCAAAATCTCCGTTCCACGGCACATCGAAATCAGGCAAGCGGGAGCCCATCGTTTGCGGTTTGGCCCTTGACAGGGATGGCCAGCTTCACGCCCGCCCTCACCCATGGATCGGACAAGCCGTTCAGCTCGGCAATCTGCCACCATGCCAAGGCGTCACCGAGTTCGCGGGCGGCGTAGCGGAACAACGTCGTGATGCCGTCCGTCTCGACGATCTTGGCGGGCAGGCTGGAGCCGATGTAGGGAACGAGTGGGTCGGCCATCGGGATGATCCCACCTATCTCGTCAGTGCCGTTCCGGTCGCCACCGAAAGGTTGAACATCGCGCGTCCGACCGTGCCGCGCATATCGGCGAGCGTGGCCTGGTCATAGGCAGCCGTGGCGAGGCCCATGAGCGCGGCGACGAGATCGCCCGCGTATCCGGCGGGGTCGGCAGCGTCGAGGCCGCCTGCGGCTCCGGCGAGGCCAGTATCAATCTCGGTTACCAGCGCGTATCCCGCCGACACTAAAGCAGCCTTACGCAACGGTGTCGCGGTCTTGATCGGGGCCGCGGCCTGGACCGATGTCGACAGTAGCGCGAGGTCGGACGTGATCTGTGCCGAGATCATGCGTGGCCGATGCCGCCCTGCCCGAGCGGGACCGAGTTCGCGACATTGTCGGCCGCGACGCCGCTCGCGCCACCGAGGTCGGAACCGATCAAGCTGTCGATCGAGGATACGGTAGCGCCCGATCCGCTTGGGTTGTCGACGGGCGTTAGGGTCATCGACGAATGGATCACGTTGGGGAACTTCTCCACCTTCCACGTGTGCGACGCGATGACGACGATGCGGGCTTCCATCCCGTTGGAATAGGGATAGGGCAGGCCCGAGATCCGCATCTGGTCCAACAGCAGGACATCGTCGGCCGAACCCGAGCCGACGTGCAGCACCTCGAATGAGCGGTCTTCATCGTCCGGCCCCATGGCATCGACGATGCGGTCGCCCCCCGGCAACTTATGGACCCTGAGTTGCTGCTTGCCGCCACCAGGAAGCGTCTCGGGCACCGCGAAATCCGTGAACAGGAAGAGGCCGAGCGCGAGGGCGTCGTTGGGCACGGGGTCAGCCGATCTTCGCCATGACGTTCTGCGCCGTCCCGTTGACGGTTTTGACGAGATCGAAATTGCCGCCTTGTTCGGGATCGCCGCCGTAATAGGCATTCTTGCCGGTGGCCGGCTTCATGCTGATCCTACCATCGGCGTGGTGCTTGGTTTGGGAACCGCTCTGGCCGACCACGGTCACGCTCTTGTCGGCCGCAAAGAAGACCTTGTTGCCGCTTTCGTGCTGTAGCAGCATCTCGCCGGACTGAACTTGCGGAGGCGTTTCGGGCGTCGAGAATTGGCGGTGATGCGCGACCATGACGTCTGGATCGCCACCGTCCTGGTGAAGATCGAAGACTTGGCCATCAAGCTTTTCGGCAGAGCCAACGCGTGGTCCGACGAGGATCCCGAAGCCGTTGCCGACATGAAGCGCCGCGACTGGAACCCAACCCGACTCGATGCCATGAGGCTGAATGATCCCCTTCACGGCGTGGGTCTTCGGATTGTAAGCCGTGCAGACGAGGGTCCACTTCAACTGCGATCGCCCCATCACCTCGTGGACGATCCTTCTCACATGATTTGTGAATTCGTCGACGTCGGTCACGCAGAGCCGATCCCACCCGATCCGACCGGGGTCGTTACGGGCGAATTACCGATCCCCGGCGGGCGGGGCGGCGGCAGGGGCGCAGTATTCCGCGTCGAGCCGGTGTCGTCGGTGCCGGAGCGGCCGGATTTGGCGATCTTGCCCTCGACCGTCATCTCGGAGCCGTTCCACGAAGTCGTGATCGTGACCGAGTCCACATCATAGAGCTGATCGAAGATCGTGCCGGTGCCGCTGAGGTTCAATTTCATGCGCGGCGTGACCGAGAGATCAGTCGGCGCCTCGACTGTGACCGAGCAGTCGTGGCGGATGGCGTCCTTGAGACGCGAATCCGCGATCTTGTCAACCTGGGCTTGATTGCGGCCATTGTGGTGATGCTCGACCGCTACCGTGTCCGACCCGATGCCGCCAGCCTGGGCCATACCGTCATAGTGCTTCGCGTCCTTGTGATTCCAAGAGCGCACAGCCATCGCGTGCGGCTTAGCGGCCGTCATATTGCGCTTCGTGGTGAGCGCGGTGCACGTGGCGACTCCCACCCGCCCTTGTCCATCTGGCGGCACCCACTGGACGTCGTAGGTGTTGGCGTCGGTGCCCTTCGGCTCAAAGACGAGATCCGAGCCGTCGACGTACCAGCGAAAACCTTCACGACCAGCGAGGCGAGACAGGATCTCGTGGTCGGAAAAGTTCAGAACGTGGTGGACCGTGTCCTGGTCGTAAATCTTCCCAGCAAAGTCCTGCCCCGCCGTGACCGCCGCGTTCAGTCCATGATCATGCGCGATAGTCGAGACGATGTCACCGGACTTCTGGTTCTTGAATTGCTGCGAGCGACGCTTTTCCGTGAGGGTCGCGCCCTTGTCACGGCCAGATACGGACACCGTGCATCCATCCCAATTGATCTTCGGCTCGTCGACGCGGCCGGTTATGACCGAGACTGGATCAGTGCCGTCTAGCGACATCAGAACTTCGACGTCGACCGGCTGATAGTCGGCCCATTCGGCATAGCCGTAGCCGGCCGATGCCGTCTCATCGACACTCAACTCGGCAGAGAACGTATCGGATGATCGCTCGCTCTTGCGCGTGACGGTCGCGGTGAGGCAAGGCAGCATCGCACCCCCGAGCGACAGCCACACGCGCGGGTAACGCACGTGGAATAGCGCGCTGGCGTCGAGGAAGGCCATCAGGCAACATCGCTCAAGGGCGTGCCGGGCGAGGTATAGTGTCCATGCGGGTCTGGACCCCCCATGCTGTTCGGAAACCGCATCGCCGTGGCCTGATGTTTCGTGACGACTTGGGCGATCTTCTTCCCGTCGAGGTAGATGTGATGCTGTTGCGGCCGGGTGTCGTTCATCGCCGTCGTCATGTTGCCGCTCGCCGGGGCGCCGGGGCTCACCTTGCGGGGCGGAGGAGCCGAGACGGTGGCGGCGGGACGGCCTGCCGATACGCTTCCAGAAACAGCCGACATGCCGCGAAGCGTGCGAGCCGTGAAGTTGTCCATGCCGGTGCGGGAATTGTAGCCCTCCGCCCGCTCGAACTGCGACGCGCCAGTGGCGGCGCCGAGTGCCGAGCCGGAGTTGAGGTAGCCGAGCGCGCGGTTTTCGGAACCGTGCAATTCGCCGAGCGCGTGGCGGAGCTGCCCGTCGAAATCGCCGGGAAGTCCGGCCTTACGAGCGCCGAGCCATTGCCCGATGCCGCTCGCGCCGATGCCGTTGACGGTGGAAGGACCGCCGCTCGCCTCGACGTTCATCCACCGCGAGACAAGCGCCTTGGCGCCGAGTTCGGAGACGCCGCCCTTCATGAGCACGTCAACCGCGTGAGATTGATGATCGGTCGTCCACCAGCCGTGCGTGCCGGGGTTGATGGGGCCGCCCCCACCTCCGCCAAATCCGCCCCCGCCTCCGCCGTAGCTGGCGTTGGTGAACCCGCCCCCGCCACCTCCGAACCCGCCACCACCAACGCCGCCCGACAGCGCCACGCTGGCCAAGGCCCGAGCCGCGCCCATGGCAGTTTGTGTCAGAATGTCGAGGGCAGACCGAAGCCCAGAGGAGCCAGTGCCGAGGCCGGCGAAGTTTTCGTTAAGCGCACTGGACCCACCGTTCAGCCCGTCGAACGATGCCTTAACGATGCCGGTGGACGTGGTGAGCTGGCCGAACTGCCAGACGTTCAGTTCTTCCTGCTTTTGCAGCAGCCCGAGGCCTGCGGTCGCGCGCTCGATCGCTCCCGACATGTCGATGCCGGCAGGAAGCCCCAGCCGTCCGGCAATGGCCGTGGAGGCCTGCCCGATGACGCCGGAAGGTTTGAGACCTGGGATCGGCGCTCCCTCTGCCGCATGGGCGCCCATATCGAATGGATTATGGTCTTTCCAATAGTGGCGAATCGCATCGCCCATGACGGCGTCATGTGCAAGAGAAGGGTCGACTGGTTTATTGTCGGTTTCGGCGCGCTTCAACTCGCCGGGCATACCTTCTGCCAATTTGTAGAGCATCAAAGCTAAGGGTATCGTACCCCCTATCAGGGAAGCATAGCCGGGAGATTGACCACCGACGCCACCACCCGACAACCCTCCGACCCCACGCCCACTCAAAGCCGCCGCAGCTTCTTTCAAAGCCAATGCGGACGCATCGAGCGCCGTAGCGGCGCCCGACAAAGCAGCACCTCCACCACCGAAACCGAGCATTCGCGCGGCGCCGTAGCCGGTTAGCCCGAGCGCAGCGACGCCGGCTCCCATCGCCCCCACTTTCGTGAGGTCCGGATGAGCTTCCATGGCCTGAGCGAAGGCGTTGATGCCCGATGTCAGTTTCGTGAGAACCGCGATGGCGGGGTCCACCAAAGGACCACCGAGCGCTGTCAGAAAATCCTCGGTCTTCTTGTGGAGAGCGTCCATCTTGAGGACGGGGTCGGTGTTCTGCAGGATGCCAGCGGCATCGGTCGGCACCTTGTCGCGAAGGTCCATCTCCTTTTGGAGCTGAAGGCGCGTCAGAGGTTCGAACACCATACGCATCATTGCGCCGGTACTCTTGTTTGATCCGATCTCATTGACCATTTCGGCCATTTGTTTCTGATTGGACGGGTCGAAACCGTGCTCACGCAAACGGTCTAGTTTACCCGCGCTCCAGTCATAGACGTTGGCCATCATACCTTCGGCGAAATGGCTGTTCGCCTTAAGATGCCAGCTTCCTTTCGGGTCCTGGAAAGTATCGTCTTTGTCGGTCAAGCCATACTTCATCAGACCTTGAACGGCATCAGAAGCAATGTGGCCTCCAGCGTAAGACTTGAGTGCCATGTAATCGGCGTTACCCATTTTGCTGTGCTTCATGATGTCGCCCATAATTGGAGCGACAACCGTAGCCATTCGCATGTCCCAATTCTGGGCGGCACCGCCAGAGTTGTTTGTCAAGGCGAAAAGAGCATTGCCATCAAACAGACCGCGCGAGGCGATCATCGTTCGAATTGCTTCTGTCGTATAACGCTTGACGTTGGCTTCGCGCTCTTCGGGCGTTTTACCCATCTGCGTGACGCCGAGTTCTTCAAGACTCCGTGCAAGGTTCAATACTTGCGTGCCGCCGTTGAACTTGGAATGCAGCCCTTCGGCCTTGACCGACTGCATTCCCATTTCGGCAGTTGAGAACGCGCCCAACAGCTTCATCGACTCGGCGAGGTCGCCCGTTGCTTTGTTCAACTCCAAGATGTTTTTTAGGCTGTCCGTGGCCGACGCATTTGGATTTGCCCCGGCATTTGCCCATGCGGCTTGCGTAGCTTCACCGACCTGGGCATCGGAGAATCCGGCGCCATTCATGCCGGACGCCCAATGCTTAAAATCGAAGCCGGCCTCAACCCCCTTCTTGAGAAGCTCACCGATCACCAGACCGCCGACGAGCGGCGCCATGCCACCCCCGCCCTGGCTCATCCCGAGGTGAGCGCCTGGGATCGCCATGCCATGCGGGCGGAAGTGGAAGCCGCCATGCGCGGCGTTGTTCTGATCGTGCGCAGCCATCGTGCGCGTGCGCAGCGATGCGCCACCGCCGGTCACGACGGCCTGTCCCACACCTGAAACGGGTGCCACACCGGCCGCCCGTACCGAAGCCGCGGCGGCTTCATCGGCCATGCCCTTCATACGAAGGGTCGCAGCCTCAAGGGCGGCGTCGAGCCGTCCGATACTGCCGAGCGCCGCATCAACCGAGGCGCTGGCAGCATCGCTCAGGCCCGTCCACAGCCCCGCAGACGCAGCCTTGACGGCGTCGAACTCGGTTGTCGCACCTTTGGATAGGTCACCGAGCGCGGTGAGGGCGCCGCTGACGGCCGCTTTGGCGTCGGCGTCGAGTTGCCCGAAGGCGCCACTCGCTGCCAGCTTAACCGCATCGAAATCAGCTGTCGCGACCTTGGACAGATTGCCCATGTCGGTGACCGTCGCGGCGATAGCCTCGCCGCTCTCCGTCTTCATGGCCGTGAAGGCGCCGGCCGATGCTGCCTTGACGGCGTCGAAGGCCTTGTCGGCGCCGAGCCCGAGACGATCAAAGTGCGCCGTCATCTTGTCGACGACGACGCCGGTCATGCCGACTAGCGCGTCAAGCTTCTTGCCCTCGCGAACGGCGAGGTCGCCGAAACCGAGTTTCCTGAGTTCGGCCTGCGATGTCTGGACGGACTTGTCGAACCCCTCTAGCCCCGCGATGATCTTCCGCAGCTCGGGCGAAAAATGATCGAGGAGGGTGAGGGATGCGCCGGTTGCGAAGACTTCACTCAAGGGCGGGATCCTGGGGTGAGGGTTCGCACGGCGAGTTCAGCCAGCGCGACCGCGATCTTGGGTTCCGTGAACATCAGGGCGGGTCCTAGGAACGGTCTGGCTGGCATCCGTGAGGTGCCGATTTCATGCAGGACGGCGAGATCCGACGTGGACCCCACGACGCCATGGACGCCCCCAGGAATCGTTTCCGTCTCGCTTGAGATGCTGTCTTTCAGTTCACCCGTCCGTTCCAGCGGGTGCGGGGTCGGATAGCCGAGACGCTGCTTTTCAGCGATGGTGCTTTCGGCGAGCGCAGCCCATCCGGGCTGTTCTACGCCGATGAAAGATCGGGCTTCCACGGCCGCAGCTTCCATGCCGAGCCGGACCTCGCGTTCGAGGCCGAACTTCAACGCAAGTTGGTTTCGCTTCAGGCCAGCGATCACGTCGGCGAGGGGTGTCATGGAGTGCCATCCCTTAGTTCTGGGACGAGAGGTAGACGCGCCGCATCCATCGTGTGACCGTTCTGCGGTCCGAGAAGCCAGGACACGCCAACCGGCGTGATAGCGAACTCGGCGTCTACTTCAGGATACAGATAGGTGTCGTTCATTCCTGCCGGCATCCGCTCACCGCGATCAACTTCGGCTTTCATGCCTCGCACCGCGGCCCCGAACATGGTGACGGCGAACTTTTCGGCCTCGGAATAGGACGAAGAGGTGAGGGCGCGGACTGACGCAGCGGCAAGATTGACCAGTCGCGGTGCAACTCCTTGAAACTTGTCGTAGGTATTTGTGTCAGTAGTATCAATCTCAGCCGAGAACGATTCAAACTGATTTTGAGGACCGCAGGATAAACCACCGTCCAGACCTACAATACCTTTCCAGGAAAACTTCTTTCCGATACCTGGGTCATCACGTTCTTGAACGAACGGGTCAGCTTGCGCGACCTTACCGCCACCTTCGCTGATGGCATCAGTCAACCGATGGCGAAACTCGGTGCATGTGAGCAAACTGGCGTGAACGGTCGTTGCCGACAGAAACACAGCCAGGGTCGCGGCAATTGATAAGCGCATGGCGTTCCCTCCGATGAGGGAACGAAGGAAAGCACCGATAGGAGCGCAGCGCTAGACGGCCTATGCGCCATGGTTGACTCATTCCAGCCGCAAATGCCATGTTTCCGCCCCTATCTCAGGGAGAGAGCCATGCGCTTTACGGTCGCCGCCGCCATCCTTCTGATCGCCTGCTCTCCGTCGCTCGCGCGATCGAAGCCAGCCTGTCACGACGCGGGTGGGACTTACGTCAACATCTCGGGCCACGTGATCCAAGACCCCGCATGCGTTTCGCCATCGGTCCACCTGCAGGGTGAGTCGGCGATATGCAGGGATGGTTCGCATTCAATGTCGGAACACCGACGCGGGACGTGCTCGCGCCACGGTGGAGTAGCGCAGTGGGAGTAGCTTTGCGCCTCACGCAGCGTCCAGCGCCATAATCAGCGCCTCTCGAAATCTGATGGCGCCGGCATCCCGAATGAGAGAGCCGATCTCAGCGAAGCTATCGCCGAGATTCTCTTGAAGGCGAGCGACCGCCGCGACCGCCGCATCCTTATCCCGACGCTGCTCTTCCCGCCACCGCTCGTCTTCCTTCGCCTTGGCTGTCTCTTGACGCTCAACCCGCTTGCGCTGAGGTGCGGGCATCTTGGCGACCTCGCGAGCCTTGCGCTCGCTCGCCTTGGCATCCTTCACGAGATCGCGAAGTTGATCGAAAGTTGGGGCTTGCTCGGGGGGCTTCGCTAGAACCTCCTCTCGGATTGCTTCTGGGGTGGAGGGCGCGGCGAGGAGATAAACGGTTCGCTGAGGTAAATGCGAAACGCGTTTCGTATTTTCCCCAAAGCGCTCTGTGACCTGCATCATCTTTTGGGCGTTGCGGACTCCAAAGTTGAACTCCTTCTCCACCCATTGCAGGAAATGGCCGTGACCGATCCGCTCTCGTGCATCAAGAAGGCGTCGACCGATCGCCACGGAGGTTTCAAGCGCCGTGGTTTCCAGGGTGGCATACTGCTCACGGACCCAAACGGCATCGGCTTTCGCCGAAACCGCCTGCTCTTCGGTCAGCAAGTCATAGGAGAATGACGTGCTGGCGATTTCCTGAACTCGGATCACGATCAGGCCCTCGCCTCTTCGCCGAGAGTGCGCTGACTCGGTGCGGGCCGAAGGGTCGGGTCAGGGTCGTCCCCAGCCTGTACGCCACCTTTTCGGATTGTGGCCTTGTAGGGCGTCCCGCGAAGCGTGATGCCGACCTTCCCGGCATCGCTCGGCCGAAGAAACGTCAGGGTCCCATCCTCGTAGAACTTGTTCCAGGCTGCCGCCACGTTCCTCATGTAGAGGATCGGATCACCAGAACTGGACGTGGTCTTCCGAAGATAGTCGTTGAGGGCCTTGCGTGGATCGTTCTTGGTCATCCCGTCTTCGTCGGCGGCAACACTCCAAAACCGCGACGCCTTGTCCTGCTGATGCTTGAACGTTGCTAGCCCGACCGCAACCACCGGCCCGCGTCGAAACGCCGCCTTCATGCCGTGATGAGCATTCCGGACGGCATCGAAATAGAGGCCGGCGATCTTGCCCCATTCCATCATAGAGTCGGCGATACGGTCATTAGATCCGCTAAGTTCAGGGTCGGTGTGGACCGATAGGCGGCGGAAGCCGCTTTCGATCCAGCGAAGGCCGGTGGCAAAGGCGTTGACCTCGGGCTCCGATAGATCAAGCTTCGCGGCCATATTCATGGCACCCAGCGCGTCATGCGGGGTGCGGCCACGATGCCGGTCGTGACGCCCATAAAACTGGCCCACCTCCTCTTCGGAGGAAACCACCGTCTTAAGGATCGTCAGGACCGCTGGCTTGTCGGCCTTGACGATCGCGGCGAGCGTGTGTTGCCCGTTAATCAACCTCTGCTTACCATTCAGAATACAGAAGTGAATCTGCGTGCCCGGTATCAGGCGACCTTTTGTGATCTCAATGGAAAGTCTGCGAACGTGCCATTCGGCCCGCTTACGCTGCCTTTCGTACAGCGCGTTGCTGAGCCACTCGATAGCCATCGCAGGATTGACGATGGCGACTTCTACTGTGGGAAGTTTCATGGTTCTAGTCCTCATCAGCGCCGGCCCGCCAGGCCTGAAGCGCGCAGGTGGTCGTTGTGCGACCAACCGGGCTGATGAAGCTCGGAAGCGTCGCGCTTTAATCCCCACTGGCGATGGGGAATTTCGGTGTTCGGTCGTTCAGCCCAGCGGGCACCCCACCGCGCTCAGCACCACGGCCGCGCGGGTGGAGGGTTGCGGGGCATCGGGCCAGCCGGCGAGCGGTCGGCCGGTGTACGGCTGCCTGAAGTGATAGTCGGCGCCGGGGTTGTTCATGTGGGTGCAGCCCTCGATGCCCTGGGCCAGCCGGACATCGTAGCCGGCCATTTCGTAGGACAGCATGCGGTGCTCGTAGTGCAGCCAAGCCTGATAGCTCTGCACCAGGTCCATCGTGACCGGCACTGCGGCTTGCGTGGGCTTACCCAGGATGGCCACCGAGCCGCCAATGAGCGGCAAGGTGGCGAGGCCGCGGAGAAAGCCGCGGCGATCGTGCGGGGCCATCTCAGGCGGCCAGCGCGAGGCGGTTGACGGCCCGGACGCGGACCACGGTGCTGATCACCGCGTTCTCGAACTCGCCGTAGCGGACACCGAGGAACGTCTTGACCTTCGCGGTATCGATTCGACCGGCGATTTGCTCGGTCACGGTGACCGTGAACTCGTCACCCGCCAGCTCCTCGGTCTCGCGGCGCTTGGCCTCGGTCTTGAGGACGTCCAGCTCGGCCGTAGCGGCCTTGGCGATGGCATCGGCGCGACCGAGCGCATCGGCAAGGGCGGCGTCGGACAGGTTGTGGAAACGGGACGGGGCTGTGGTATTCTTGGAGGTAGCCATTGCGAGACTCCAGAGGTTCGCGGTGGTCAGGGCTGCCTTGGTGGTGGAACACCTTGGCGGCCCGTTGTTTCTGTGATATCGCGGTTCCTATGGCTAGTCAATCCCCGATATCAAAGAAAAGGCGCGGACCTGCTCCGACCGGATGGGGAACGGCTATCTTATGCCGTCTGCGCAATGAGCAGCTCGCCGCCCTCGACGCCTACCTTTCCGCTCTTCCCGACGCTCCCTCGCGTCCCGAAGCCATCCGCCGCATCCTCACCGAGGCGCTGTCGGCAAAGGGCTTCCTGCCCGTCTCCCGTCGAAATAAGGCCTGACATCCGTGGCAGGGTCGCTGTTGGACCGCATGCGAACGAACCCGCGTGGCGATTGGACCATTAAGGATGTGGAAACCCTCTGCCGCCAGCATGGCGTGACTTGCGAGCCACCTCGTGGCGGCGGGTCGCACTACAAGGTTTATCGTGCCGGCCACGCATTCAATCTGACGATTCCGAGACGCCGGCCGATCAAGCCCGTTTACATCCGAGCCCTCGTTGGGCTCATATTGACGATCCTGGATGAACAAAACCGATGAACGAGTACCGGATCACAATCGAGACACTGACGCCCGAAGACGGTGGCGGCTATCTCGCTTGGGTTCCTGATCTCCCCGGCTGCATGTCGGACGGAGAAACGACGGAAGAGGCTACGCGAAATTGCCGGGAGGCGATCGGCGAATGGATCGATCACGCCATTCGCCATGGTAAGCAGATTCCAGCCCCCACGTCAGGCAAGGCCTACGCCTGATCACCCGTCATCGCCAGACCACGTCCCTTCGTCGAAATCGTATGTCTCGCCGGTCTGCATCTCGCGGAAGATGACCGCCCATGCCATGGACTCGTGGGGATCGAGATCCATGGCGACGTCGAGCGGGACCCCATTCTTGACGAGCCAGAGGGCTTGTCTCAGACCGGGGTCGCTGCTGAGTTTTTTGCCGGGTCCTCTGCCTCCGCACCCGAGGCGTCCGCCGTCTTATCGAGGCCCATCAGCCGAACCCAGGCCGTGCCGGCCGCCTGCATACCCTCGTTGTCGAGGACGTTGAAGACGATGTCGAGATCGATCTGGGATTTCGGTGCCGGATAGACGGTGCCGTCGATCTCGCGGACGCACGCCGCCACCATGGCGTCGCCCATGATCGACATGGAATCGCTCTCGACGATGCGACGCACGGTCTGCATCTCGGCCGGACGCAGCCGCTTCACCGAGATCATGCGGCCGAACGTGTCGGCCTCGCGCTCGACGGCGTCGTATCGCGCCTTGACGGTTTCGGAGAACGTCGCCATCAGGCCACAACCACCTTCTCCGAAGCCATCCACTCGACCGTCATCGGAACGACCTTCTCGCGGGTGACGTCGGCGTCTTCGGTGAGGAAAAAGACCGCCTTCTTGTACTGGTAGCGGGAGTATGTCCCGCCATAGTTGCGCGTCGTCTGATTGATGTAGCCGGGCAGAAGGTCGCCGCCACTGTTGAACAGCGCCACGAGCTGCAGAAACAGGTTTTCCAGGTTGGGATTGGTGCGCTTCAACGTGAAGTGACCGCCGTAACCGTCCGGGATGTAGCCGAACAGCGGCGGCGCATTGTAAGGCATCGACTTGATGTCGTGCTTCTTGGCGCTCGACTTCCACCCCTCGACGATGCCGAGGTCGACTGTGTTCGATGTGTTGTTGTCATAGAGACCGATCGCATAGTCACGACCGACGCTTTGCCGATTGATCGCCACCGCGACCTCCTAAGACTGAGATGGGATGGGATTATCAGAGCAGTTGCGAAACCGAAGGCGGCGTTGCCTGCGACGTCACGGTGACGGGGACATTACCGCCGCCCGCCAGCTTGATGACGAAATACCTGACTGTATTCAGATACCGTACGGCGCAGAACGCGAACAGGAAGCCCATGGCCTGCAGCGTCAGCGGGTTGTTGGTGAGGTCGCAGACGACCGAAAAGCTGTCGATCTTGCCATACCCGCCCGAGCCGGAGTCAGGGTCCACGAGGCCCTGAAAGAAGTTGTCGAGCAAGTTCTTCGCATCGGCGCGCGTCGGATCGTCTGGACGGGTCGATTGCAGGCGACCAACGATGCTGCGGGCCGGGCCGCCGTCGATCGACCTGATCAGAAAGTTCGTGAGGCGGGTGTATTCCACCCCGTTCGCAGCCGTGTTGCTCGACGCGTTGCGGCCGGTCAGGAAGGTGAAATAGTCGGCGTTCAGCGCGCTCGACTTGCCGATGAGGTCGATGCCGCCGACCTGAGCGTTGGCTTCGTCGGCGTCCGAGATCAGCACGCCGGACGACGACGTCTGCGTGGCGAGAACGGAGACGCACGGCTTGTTGATCGGCGATAGCTCGGGGCTGAGATTGCCGAGGCGGCCGATGGCGACGGCCTGCGGCGAAGCCAGGCGCGAATAGCCGGCCGTGTCGTCGTAGACGGTCGGCCAGTCTCCCTGGAGGATCCAAATCGAGGGATCGTCGATACCGAAGGAGGCTCGAGTCGCCACGGCACCGAGGATCGTGTCGCCGACCGCCGTAGCAGTAACCGGGAACGCGCTTTCGGAGATGCCGAAAGAAAGCTGCGCCCCCCAGGTCGAGGGATCGGTCACATCGCACAGGGCGAAAGCGTCAACACGAGCCCTGCGGAGGGCGTACATGCCGGTCCTGGGCTGGGTGTCCTGCCCCACCATGATGGCGGAGTTGACGCCGCTGGCGCCGTCCGTGCCACCGGTGAGCAGGATTGCGACGCCAAGGGTCGGCGAGGCCGTCGAGGTGCCGGGCGTGAAGACGATGTAGCGCGAACGGCCCTGCTGAAGGGTGCCGACGTTGATGGCTTGGGCCAACGCAGCCCAGAAGCTCTGAACGGGCGTATAGCTGCCCGCCGTGAAGCCAGCGCCGGAACCGCCACCCATCAAGGTGAGGGTAAGCCCGCCCGCGAGATAGCCAGATCCGTTGGTGAAAGCCGGCGAGCCGAGGCCCCACAGCAGCGTGAGGGTCGCGTTAATGCCGACACCGGACGACGACGTCTGCGTGCCATAGGACGCCAGCGTGTTGCCGCTGGTGATCGCGCCGGGATTCAGGACGGTGAAAGTCGTGACGACGCCCCCGGTGCCGATCGCCGTAACGCGGATCTGCACGCCGGCCCCGAAGGTCACGACGTCGCCGACCGCGTGGCCGGTGCCGCCCGAGCCGAGCGTCTGCGTCACCGATACGAGGCTCGGCTGGACCGTCGCCGCGACCCCACCAACGCGCTGGGGACTGGACACCATTGCGGTTGGCACGGACGTGTAGCCGGTGCCGGGCGCCACGGTCACGGACTGCAGCGCCTGGGCAATGCCGTCGAACCGTTCCGGGGCGCGCCCAGGGAAAGACACGATAGCGGCGAAACAGCCCGCGGCAGCCGAGGCCTGCAGGGTCAGGCCGATGAGATTGCCGCGCGTGCCGCTGTAGCGCGTCGTGGCACGACCGGCGCCGCCTGGAATGACCGCGAAAGCCGCCGTGTCGGTTCCATCGGAAACGCGGATGCCGCAGAAGCCGACCGCGCCACCTTCCTTGCGGGCCGTCTGGACATAGAACGGCAGATCATAGGTCCGCACCTGGGGCGTCCCGTACACGGCCGCGCAATCGTCGAGCGTCGTGAAATATTGGGCGGAGTTGACCGGCCCCCACGTCCCCACACCGACCAGGCCTTCGATGTTGGTCGGCACGCCCGTGATGAACGGCGTCGGCAGGATCTGGTCGACCAGGACACCGGGATTGACGATGCCTGCGAGATTGACCGTGCCGTCACGAAAAGAGGACATGAGAGATCCTTACGGGCGTAGGGCGATTCAGGCGCTGGGATTGTCGGAAGACGTCGCGACCGGCTTCATCGGAAGCGGGACGACGGTCTTGAGCGGAGGCGCTGGCATGGAAGGGGCCGGGTCCGGATCGGGTACTGCCGGCGGAGCGAACGTCTTGACGACGGCATTGGCGTTCGGGCCGCTCAGGACAGCTTTGATCTCGGCGGAATCGGTGATGTGATAGCCGGGCGTCCGCGACCCGAAGGGCCGCGTCACGATGAGTTCGTACATGGGAGATTGCCCTCAGAGGACGGTGGTGATCGGCTGGCTCGCACCCGCATCGAGCGTCACATCCACCGAGGTGACCTCGTAGGCCGGGTACATCTCGACGGTGTCGAACGTGACTTGCACGGTGAGGTCTCGGCGCCATGCGAGTTCGAGTTGGTTCTTGTCAGTCTGCGTCGTGCCCTTGGCATCCAGCAAGGCTTCGGACGTGTCTGGCATGACGATGACGAGGTTCTGCGCCACCGCGACGCGAAGCACCCGCGCCACCACGGTCCGGTCGGACGGGTTCGGCGCCCAGACGCCCAAAATGACGTTCTGGCTTTCCCGGTCGATGGTCCTACCCATCGTGGCCGGCGCGCCGATGCGAACCGTGATGGATGGGCCGGAGGTCAGGGAAACCGTCGATCCCGATACCGCAGCACCTTGGATTTGCGCCGCGAGCGCCGCCGCCACGATCTGGACGGTGTCACCGGCGACAGCAAGGTAGGAATAAGCACGACCACCGACGATCACGGTGGCATATTCACCAAGCGTCGGCGTGCCGGAAAGCGTGAACGACAGGTCCGACACGACTGCCGACATGCCGTGGACCGGCGCCACGATCACGCCATCGCTGGACCCACTGAGCGGCACCGGAAGCTTCGACGTCGAGGACGGGACCGAGTAGACCGTGACGAAGGTCGTGCCAGCTGTCAGACCGCTATCAAGGTCCCCGGACTCGACCCAACCTTGGGCAATGTCGATCGGTTTTCCCGAAACAGAAGGCAACGATGTGCCGTTGGGATAGCAGGCCGCGATGGCGATTTGCTCGATCGCGTCGGTGACGTCGGTGATGTCCGCGCACATTTCACTGATCGCTGGCGTGCGCGGCCACTCGATGCTGCAGGACCGAGACAGCCGCCATCAGGGGAAAACTATGATTTCCGGGTTCCAGCCAAGCTGTTCCGATTGAGAGGGGATCACGCTTCACGGACGCATGGGCGAAAGCCACGAGCCTCCCTGAACGGGCATCTCCCAAGAGCCCTTCCAACATCTCGACGAGTTCGCCGTAAGGCTCTCCGGTCGGTAGCGGGACGGTGTTTCCGGGAAGGGCAATGACGTTCTCGGTCATCCCTGATTCTCGGCGAGCGTCTTGCCGACAAAATCTGCCAAGGAGATGCCGCGCGACACGGACAAATGACCGTGAGGCATGACGAGCCAATCCAAAGCGGCGATTGCGGCACGAAAGACGCGGCTATCGGCACCCGTATCAGCTTCAGCAACCCGCTTGGACAGTTCCGCCCGCTCATGGTCCAGGCCTACGATGCGGATGATCACATCCGCTTCACGCTCCGTCATGGCGAAGTCGGCATGCATGTCGAGCGAAACTGTCGTGAGTTCACGTGTCGTTCGGACGTTGACCTCGCTCACGCCGCCCAAAGTGACACCATCAACCGTCAGTTTCCCGCCGGAAGCGGCCTTCAGATCAAGACTGACTTTGGGCGCCGCGTATATTGGCATGACTTAGTTCTCCAGCCTCACGGCTTCCAGCCGGTACCCGATCGGCGTCCATCCGGCCGCACTGACCTGATGCCGGATTCCCTCTTCGTCCGTCACGATATCGCGGTCGTGGATCGTGCCATTCGGGGCTGCGGATTGCGGCAGATAAATCCGCCACCGGCTCGGGCCGGGCGCGTCGGTTGGGGTCTCACCCGTACCCGTGGCACGGCCCGTTGAGCCGATCATGGCGCATGGGATGCCGATGACGATGTCGGTCTCGCCGGCACCGGATGGCACGACAGCGGTGCTGACGCCACGGTAGCGCCCGGTGCTGCCTGGCTGACTTGGCAGGCCCTGGGCTTGCCCGCCCGCCACGTTGCGCTCGCTGTTCGACCGTGAGACGGTAGCAAGTCGGTTGCATTGTACCGCCACGACGGGGCGGAGCGGCGGCATGTCGGCGATGAAGAATGTTCCGCTCGACCCCACGAGATAGTCGCCGATCCTGATGTTGGAAAAGTCCGCCTGCATGGCGAACAAAAGATCCTCAAAGGTGGATGACCGCTTGAAGTCGAAACCGGAGGACTTGGCGCTCGTTACTACGACGGGCGTGGTCTCGATCAGAGCCGTCGATAGCGGATTGTTGCCAGTCGAGCGATAAACCCTGTATGGCGTGCCAAGCGCTGCCGCAGTCGTGGCATAAGCGGCGAGGACACCGGAGCCGACCGGAGAGAACTTGCCGATCAGGGTCCAGACCGCCCTGGCGGGATCGGTGGAAACTGCCGGCTTCGTGTCGATGTTCGACACCACGACGAATGTGGACCCTTGAAGGGCAACGACGTCACCTGAGGCCGGCTCGACCGCGAGCGAGTTGGCCAGCACGAGAGCCTTTACGTCCGGGTTCGTGAGAGCGCCTCCGGAACCGGAATCCTTGCCCCATTGATCGAAGATCGCGCGGCAGGGATAGGACACCGCACCGCGAGTCAGGATCGCGGGCAGGAACAGCCCAGCCAACCCCTTGCCGATGGTGCGGGCAAGAGAGCCCGCGAGCGGCGAGGTCACTTCTTACGGGGCGCCTTGGCGAGCGTCTTCGCTGCAGCGCTCTTGGCGGGCTTCGATGCTTTGGAGCTGGCGAGCGTTTTGGAAGCCGTGGTCTTCTTCATGTCATCCTCGTGTGGCCCGCGCCGTCAGGCTGCTCCGCACGCCGATGAGACCGGACAGGGCAGCGTCGATGATTTGAAAGATGGTCTGAGCAGAAGCTCCGGCTGCGTACTTGACTTCGACCGGTCCGGCCTTCAGCAGCGATACCGCGCCGCCACGTTCCAGATCCGGTTGGAGAACACCCGGCTCCGCATATTCGCGGACCGCAGCAAGACAGGTGGCATTGACGATCTCGGGCGGGATCGCATTGATGCCGATGGGATCATAGGGCCAAGCCGTGTAGCCGTAGCCGTTCCCACCCCCGCCGTACCCGTAGAAGTAGGGCGATGGAGTCGCATTATCGGCGTAGCTGTAGAAGGCGCCGGTACGCGGCCACTCCCTGCCTTGAGCGCGCCTAAACGTCCGATAGCCTGGAAAACGAAGCCGGTAGGTATTGTCTATGTATACTGAGGCTACCCTCACTGCTGCCTCAGCTTGGGACAGCGCAGTCGCGTCGAACGTCAAGTTGTGGCTGGTCGCGTAACTGGAGCATCCAGCAACACTCACATAGCTTTCTGCCGCAGCCACGCCAGTTCCATCCTCGACGAGGAGTGTCAAGCGAGATCAGCCTTGGCGGATTCCGCCTCTGCCTCCGTCTTGAAACCCGACGTCAGAGCTTCGCCACCGCGCTTCACGAACCAAAGTCCCCGCGCACCCTTTTGGACGCGGAAATCATCAGTATCGGTGGGCATGGGATCAACCCACATCTCATGTTCATCTTCGCGGTAGTCGGCCGCATTGACGTTCATGACGACGTCATGATCAAGGGGGTGGTGAATGGCGACAGTAGGAAGGATCATCGGCTACGCCTCGCATACCGGATCAGTCGCGGCTCCAGCCTGCCCGCAGGTAGTTACCGACCATATCCGGATGCACCCTGATCGTCACCCGATCCGGGCTGTCGGGCGTGATCCGATAGAGATCAACGGTCTTGCCGTCGCCGTCCGTTGTGCCCGGAAGAGGCTGTGGATTGGCAGGATCGTTCCCGAACTTTTGAGCCATATGTTCGTCAGCCGGCATGTCACCGGGGATCGGCGCCATGATCTTGGCTTCCTCGGCGGTACTGACGCCTGCAGGCGCCGTCTCTTCTGCTGTGACCTGAGCCAGCTTGGCGTTTGCGTTATCGGCGTCAGCCTTGGCCTTATCGGCCGACAACTGCTCCTTGGTCTTCGTAGAATCGTTAGCCCTGTTCTGCATTTCGACGGCCTTGGTCTGAGCCGCCATAGCGTCAGCCTTGGCCTTTTCGGTATCGGAATTCGGGGTGAGCGTTTGCGCGTCGGCCATGGTGGTCAATCCTTATCGGCCTCAGCCTGCGCTTTGGCTCGTTTCGTAGCCCAGGCCTTGTGGGCTCGGGCACTGTTGGCGGGATCTGGAACCTGCTTTGCAGGGATCACCCCGTCTGGGTAAAAGCGGCGAAGCTGTGCCTCGCGCATCTTCTGTTTCGTGGCTTCGCTCGTTACAGCACCGAAGCGGGCGCCTCTCCTGCCGGTCGCCGCAGCCGCCACTTTGGCGTTGTGTTCAGGGGTCTTCGGCTTGCCCTTGAGAGCGGCACTGATTTTAGCGCGATGCTCGTCGGTATGTTTACGCCCACGATGGGCGGCGCCCACCTTGGCTTTGGTATCGGCAGAGCGGGGGAACACCCATTTTGCGTGCAGGAAGTTCATGTCGTGCGACAAGCGCAGCCTGACTTACTTTTGCGGCTTCGCTCAATTTGGCTTTGACTACCGCGTTTCTAGGAACACCAATGATCTTCCGCCGCAGCCATCCGACAGCCTTGTTATCGGACATCAGCAACCGCGCATTTGCGACGGTGACCATGAGGTATACCGCGACAACGAGGTCTTGATTACCAGGATGTAACCGACACAAGATTAGGTGGGCGATGTAGTGTTCTTCAGGTGTAAGGGAAACGAGATTGCGCTCCTCATTCCCTCCACCGAGACAACCGAGGCACCACATGATGGCGCTCGGTCAAGCCTTTGATCTCTCGGGTCCGCACCCGATCAATGAGGCTATCGTAGTGCTTATGCCAGTCCATTCCGGTGCTCCCGCGTACGAGAACACCTTAGTTGATATAGCTACTATCAGCAAGCCTCTTAACCCAGCAAAAGTGCAATATGTGCAGGGTTTACAGCGGCTTGGCCCCATGCTAAACCGACTTCGTAGCGCACCTGATGATAACCGACGTAGCGGCCGACATCGAAAACCAGGCCCGAGAAATCATCGAGCACAAGCTGATGCTCACCCATGTCTCCGCCGAGGGGAAGAGCCGGAGGGCGCGTTGCCAGGACCAGCGCGTCCTGCGTAAAGCCGATGTTTGGGGTGAAACTACCACCGATCGTAAGCGCATCACCGGCCGCATGAACGATTTTCAGCCCAGGCGACTGGATCGAAATGGTACCGGGCGCCGAGGCCCCAGCCGCCACGACGTACTGATAAGTATCGCCAGCCAGGGTGATCACGTCTCCGGCAAGCACGGTGCCGGTGCCGGTTGTCACGGGTAGCGCGGTGGTGCCGACCGGATAGGTTCCGGCCCCAAGCACATACCCAGCGCCGGTCCCCTTCGTGATCCCCCTGATACCGGGGGAGTAGCCGATCTTGAAGCCTTCAACTGCGCCAACGGTCCCGCGACGTAGGAGGTCATCGGTACCAGCTTCGTTCGCCTTGAACAGAACCGACTGACTACCGCGAAGGTTGGCCATCGCGCCTGAGTTGACGATGATGGAGCGAGCAACGTTGGGCGCTCCATTCTCGTCGAGGATCTGAGCGGTGCGAGCAAAATCGCCAAGGTTATTGGCAATGCCAAACGGCGCCGTTCCTGCTGTGCCCGAGGCACGCGAGGCGGCAGCGTAGGCCGTGCTGGCGAGACTCTGTTCAACCTCAGTAACGGCAGCGTTGAACGCTTGCTGAAACTGCTGTCGCAGCATAGGGGCGAACATCGGCCCATTGTTGTTGACGGCAAGTTCCTCCTCGCCGTTCCACTTGATGGGGTAATAGCGCGACTTGCTGATCGTCAGATTTGTCAGGCCGAAAATCTGATCACCGTCGTTCGGCGGCACCATGCTGGGCACGATGTCGGAACCGGCTATGGTCGGCACCGTGAACGAGGTCACGGTCTGACCGAGGGCAGCTCGACTGAAGTTGCCATTATCCCGCGTAACGCCGGGGATGAAGCCAACAAAGGTGCGGCTGACGGAATTGAGTGCCTCATAGAGTGGGGCAATCAGACCGGCTGGAAAGGTATTCGCCATGGTTTTAAACCTGTCAAAAAAGAGGATTGATGTTCAGGATTGCCATCTGGCCTGAGCACCGATCCCCATCCAGGGCTTCGGTCAGCGATGCGCGTTTGCGAGAGATGTGCGACCGAACCTCATCCGAGGATGTTGACGTCACTCGACCAAAGTAGGTCGATCCTTGCCAGACATGATCTGCGCCTGCTGCGCAGGATGGAGCGCGTTAAAGGCCGACATAGTCATGGTCCGGCCTGAACCACCACCGGAGGCGACGCTTCCACGAGAACCACCACCCGTCGAGCCGGTGCCTTTGAGAATGCTGTCCCGGTAGGGGTACTGCTCCACCAAGGTCTCGATAGCCTCATCAAAATTGGCAGGATCACCAGGACGCGCGACAGAAAAGATCTTTTCTCCATTAGGGTAATGGGCGATCATCTTGCCGTCCTCGAACTTGAAGTTCGAGCCGAATTGCGCCTTCATCATCGCGGCCGGCACAGCCGAACGCTCGGTGATGAACTTCGACTGGGTAAAAGCGAGACCGAGAAGGGTGCTATCGAGATCCCCTTTGAATCGATCTCGATCCGTCTCGGCCAGCTTCAGCTTTTTGGCGTGTTCTTTCGCTGCTGCACTAACCTGCTCATCGGCAGCGCGGCGAGCCGCATCCTTGATTTCCTGCACCTGACCGGCGGTCAGAAGCTCGCCCTCTTTGAGGTTTTTGACGGTCTCCAGCGCCCTGCGGGCGGAGTCGGCGTCATCGATGCCCTCATACGCCTTCAGCTTGGCTTCGGCGGCCTCGCGAGCTTCGCGCTGGGTTTTGCTCTCGCCATTTAGGCGGGAGATCGTGGTCCGGGTATGAGCCAGATCGAAGGCGACATCCTTGCCATCGTCGTCCACAATGACGGGCTTGTCGTCCTGAACCTCGGCGTAGGTTTTGCCCTCAATGACAACGGTTTTGAGCTTCAATTGAACTTCTCCATGGCATCCGCCAGCTAAAGGCCATCCAGCCTAATCAGAAAAGACCCGATCCTGGATCAACTCCGAACTACACTCAGTCTTGAACCTTAATCGTCTCTTGGGTTGGAGGTGCGCCAGCAGCAGCGAGGCGATCAGATTCTGCCGCAAGCTGAACTTCATTCATAAGCACATCGAAGTCGGCAGGAAGTACGTCGAAGCGCTTCAAACCACCAATCAACGTCTCGTGCGAGATATCCTTAGTGGCCCTTGCGGTGAGAAGTGCCTTCAGCGGCTCCGACGCATAAGGCAGTACACTGAAGTCCGTCGACACCTCCGTCTGGATCGTGGTTTCGATCCCGAGGTATTGCGCCGTGAAAACCATTGCCTGTTCCAAGGCATCGTTCTGCAGCAAAGCCCAACTTTTCACCGCGCTATGAGCTTTGGCGGCGTCGATGGCCTTGCCTGTGGCGGTTGGATTACCAGGCTGCTCGGTGAGCGGCTGAAGTCCGATCCGACGCATGTCGGACTGGATCGCTTCGACGCTGGCCTTGATAGCGGTGATGTTGGCGGCGTCGGGTTGGACGAAGCTCCAATAAGGTGCCGGACCATCCCCCATGCGGGGAGCGAAGAGGATTGTCTTCGGGCCAAGCGCGAGGGCAGGCTCCGTCTCGGGAGGTGGAGCTATCCCATTCCCCGACAGCATTGGGGACCCGGCATAGATCAGGATCTCCTCATACCTCGACAGGGCCTGAAAAAGCTCGATCTGCATGTCTGCAACAGATTGCAGCGGGAGCCTGACCTCCTGCGTGCCAAGTCGTTTTCCAAGGAAACACAGTGCAAGAGGCACGCTCTGATGCTTACCACCCCGCACCATGGGTTTCACACTTTTGCTAACCCAAACGCCATTAGTGTCCTGCTCGAATACTTCCGACGTACCGGGCTCCAGCACGCGGATCTGGTTGACGATCTTCTCGCCGTATCCATCCCGCTCGGTTCGACATTCACGGATGCGGGCGTGGGTGATAATTTCACGTCCGCCATCAACGTCAGTGTAGAGCGCAATAATGTTGTCAAACGGCACCTGGATCCAGTATGGACGAGCACCTGCGGCTTTCTCATCAGCCAGGGATGCGTTATCAGGCATCGGCGGATGGTCAACAAGGATAGCGTGAGCGCCCTTGGCCACCGCACTAGAGAACGCATCGGACGCGAAAGCCGTTAAGCTATTCCCCCGGCCATCAATATCGTCCACAATCCCGCCAGAGCGCATCTTTGTGGATGGATCAACCTTCCCTTGAATATCGTCGGAAACATTGCCTCTCAGAGCAACATCACGTCCGAACGGCTTGGACGCCAGCGTCTGCAGAATGTCGGCAAACTCGGGACGCCATGGCGTCGAGTTGAGACGCCGCTCATAGTCACCCTGCTTCTCAACCTCATACCTGGGCAAATAGGTTGATCGCCGTGCCCTGATTGCTTCGACGCCGGCCAGGATGTCGGACACGAGGCGCCACTTGTTCTCCATGCACTGATATTCGCCAGACGGAGTAGATGGATCGTCGGCCACTCAGCGTCTCGTGCGGTAGGTCTGAACGAGGGATGATGTCTCGAAAATGTGCGCGCCCAGCATCAACTCACTGATCCCGAACACCATGGCGTCAGCACGATCGGGACTACACTCGCCCGTGTAGCCGGATGCCGAGAAATTTACGAGTTGGTCTTCCAGATCAGGAAATCGCCCAAGATGAGCCACGTCGCCCGCCTCGTAGAGCGCTGCGACCGGCTCGGCTCTGACATGCTTGCCGCGGGACGCGGTGATCAACTTGACGGGCAAATTCTGTCGCGCCGTACGGATCACCGCCTCGACCATCGCCCCGCCGAAGTTCCGTTCCGCCACGATGGTGTCGGCACTCCAATCATCGAAGGCTTTCACCGCGGCTTTGGCCCATTGCTCCGGACCGGCCCGTAAAGTGCAATCCGCGAGGACATATGCCTTCTTGCCTGCCTTGCCAACCACACTGATGCCGATCTCGTCGGACCGCTTGTCTTCCTCGCCAGCGGCGCCGGAAGGGTCCACAGCAACTACCACCCGGCCGATGCCGAGCCGGAGGAGTGTGTCGGCAGGCTGTTCGTTCGGCACGGGATCGACCCGGCACCGCTCCAGCCCGTCATAGGTCCAGAGCGCACCCTCGACCTCGGCGACGTACTGGCCTTCGAAAAAGCGGCGGCGCTGCTTGTCGGGCAGGTTGGCGAGCGAAGCCAGGAACTCGGGACTGAGGTTCGCGGCATTGTCGTTCGGGTTGATGAAGGCGCGGCGGTAGTTCTCGGGATCGGCAAGTGGCTTGCGGCTGACAGGGTCGCGTCCTTCCGCGAACTCGTGATAAGTCCAGTGCCCCGTGCCGGACGGGTTAAGGTCGTAATAGGCCCGCTGTCTCAACCCCTCGACCTGTTGCGCCAGCCTAGTCCTCGCCGTCAGCACCGATGAATAGGGAATCTGGCTGCATTCGTTGAACAGGATCGTCGCAAACTCAGTCCCGAGGATCTTGTCGACTCGTTCTTTGTCGTCAAGTCCGCCGAGCCAGATTTCCGAGCCGTTCGGCAGCGCGAAGAACTTATCCTGGCTATGTTCGGTCAGTCTTAGTCCAGGGAAGCACAGTCGAGTAATCTTAGGCAGCGTATCAAGCGCGATAGACGACCGAACAGCGTTGGCGCGGAAGCGGAGGATGGCGTGGCGGGAACCGGCGCCGAGAACCGCTCGCGTAAGAATGGCCTGCACGAAGAGCGCAGTTTTACCAGAGCGTGCACCACCCGCGAGCAACGTATGCCGCTGGGGACCGCGCAGAAGCTCGGTCGCTCGAACCTGTCCGGGGTTTAGGTCAAAAGTCGGCTTGGGCCGGGGTGATGATGATCTGGAGCGGGCTGCCATCTGGTCCGGAATGCTCGTTCAGCACCTTCTCGGTTTCGCCAAGCCAGTGCTTGGACAAATGGATCGTCATCTGGACTGCGGCTGAGCCGGCACCGTTGGCGTGCTGCCACTGCAGGCGCCGCAAGCTCAGCCGGCCGGCGGCTTTGCCGTCTTCCCACGCGCTCGCGTATGCTGGCTTTTCCAACCACCGCAGGAGCGTCCGCTTGCAACAGTTGAAGTAGGAAGCAGCCTCATCGATCGTGCAATGTAACTGTGCCAGCTTGCGCAGTTGCATAAGATCAATATTGGCCGGCAGCTTTCCAGCCATAGTCGAGCACCTAGTCTAATGTAAAGCAACATAAACGCCGTTATAAGCAACATATTTGTTGCGACTAGGCGTCACTGCTGTCATTTTCACCTTGCCAAACATGGAGATGTGGGAAAATGACACTCAACCCGGACGGAATCAGCGTCAAAGGCTGCTCATTCATTTATGGCCCTCGTGGGCAGGCGGGCGAGTATGCCCCCCTATCGGCCAACCCTTACCGGGGTTGCGGCCACAAGTGCGCCTACTGCTACGTCCCAAAGGTATTGCACATCGATCGCGTCGAATTCGATGCTGGAGCAGTGATCCGGCCAAACTTTCGAGACGGACTCCTGAAAGACGCCGCGAAATACAAGGCCGCCGGCATCGACGAACAAGTCATGTTGTCCTTCACGACGGACCCCTATCCACCCCAGCACCACGACCTCACGCGCTGGACGCTCCAGACGCTGCAGGAGCACGGTCTCGCGGTATGTACTCTCACCAAAGGCGGGCGCCGCGCGCTGCGCGACATCGATCTATTTCGTCCGGACCGGGACGCCTTCGCGTCGACCCTGACGAGCCTGGACGCGACATTCTCCCGCAAGTGGGAACGCGGCGCCGCCGATCCCCAGGACCGGCTCGACACACTGCGCGCCTTCCACGAGCGCGGCATCTATACCTGGGTGAGCCTGGAGCCCACCATCGACGTCGAGGCGTCGCTCGCCATCGTCGATGCGACCCACGAGTTCGTCGACCTCTACAAGGTCGGCAGGGTCAACTACATCGGCATCACCAAGACCACTGACTGGGAAAGCTATACACACCGAATGGTCGAAAAGCTCAAACGGCTAGGCAAGGCTCACTACATCAAGAAGGATCTTCAACCTTATCTGCCAGCCAACTACCACAACCCACTGCGCGTACCGCAACACCATTGATCAGACGTGGCACGACCGAGTGTTTCAGACCCGGCCGCGCCTTCCCCGAACGACCCGTACGATCACTCGGATAAATAACATCATGCTCGATCAATTCGGTCCTGACTATCCCAATCTCCCCGGCGTGAATCGCTTCCGCCGAATCGCCCATGATCGCAACATGACTACGGTCGAACGCGACGCATACGGCGAAGCCGTGCTCAAAGGCATCCGTGATTTGAAGAGCCGTGAACTCGGACGCGCACTTCCTGCGCCGCGACCCTGTCCATGCGCTTCCGGCACTTGGAACAATAATGGTGACGATATCCTGGCCGCGATACACCAGCACGGGATTGAGGAAACCAAAACGCCGGATCGAACTCGCGATCTCGACGACTTGGGCGTCGGAATGAATACGGGCGTTCCTGGCATTCGCGACAAGCGCGGCGACGGGGCGGTACTCGACCGCGATCTCCCTCCCACGCGAGGAGGTGACATTTGATATCATGCTGGAGCTGGATACTTCCGCCTTGGCGGCACGCTCCTGTGTCCTGCTGTTGGGGACGCCATTATTACGACCGGCGCCGGGACGTGCGCCACCGGGCATTTGAAATCCTTTGAATTCGGCTGATTGTTTTTCAGCGCGCCCATCGGGCGAATTTGGAAGCAGAGGCAAGATTCGAACTTGCGTTCTCCGGTTTATGAGACCGGCGGGGACGACCGTGCTCCCCTACTCTGCGCCGATGTGGAGACGAACTCCGGGCTTGCTGCATGTGCCGTCCCGATAGGGATCACATGCGCAAAGGGCCGGTGACCGTAGTCATGCTTGCCCTGCAGGTTGGCCTGCTTTTAAGCCATTGGCATATTCCGAAATGGAAAGCAAGCCCCATCAAGCCATGATTTCCACGTCGTCGATGCCGAGATCCACGGAAACCATACCGCCGAGGATCTTCAACAAAACCTTGACGCGGTCGGAAGAGGATAAGCGTTCGACGTTGGCGAAAATCCCAGCGAAAGGACCTAACTTCACCCTGACGTTTTGCCCCGGCTGCGGTTTGGGTTTCTCGGCTGTACTATCGAACATGCCGGCTGCCTGGTCCGCCATCAGCCGGTCCACGATCCATCGTGAAACAGGCTGCGGTGTCCCGTGATGACCGAGCACGCTGTGAACGCCCTCAATCCTTCGCACCTTGAGCCAATGCCGCTCAGAGGTCACGGGGAAGCCGGCAAACACGTATCCGACGAAGAGTGGGGCTTCGATCGCCTCCTTCTTGGGCCTGCCGGGTTCCGACCGCCGCATAGTGCGCAGAAACCGCATCTTGGGACAGAACGCATCAAGGCCCAACTCACGTAAGCCCCCATCAACATCGTCCTCGCGTCGCGGCGTCGATTTAACGACGAACCATGTCCTGAGTTCATCTGCCGAGATGCGAACCGTTGCGGCTTCCACCGGACGGGCGATCGGCCTCGCGTCGAGCAAGTCGTGCTGTCGAAATGCATTCACGATATCGTCAGGGCGACCTTGGCGAAGCCGCTCACGAAGCTGCGCATGCTCAAGTGCCGCGACGACATCGTATCCGGCGTCACCAGGCAGTGTCCGCGCCCCATCCTGCCTGGCTCTGTCGATACGGGATTGCTGTTCGCCGTCAGGGATGTCGTCGTGGGGACGGCGAGGGGTGCCGTCCTCGTCCGAAGTTGAAACGATCATCGTGATCCTCTATGTCTCGCGTTCGGAATGGCCCGGCCAGAGCTTTCCTTTGCGAGACGCCCGTCCGGTGAAAGCCGGGCGGGTTTTTCATGAGGTAAGCGAATACGTCTCATGGGTTATATCCCTCAACCTCTTCACCCCTGCGGTGCAAAGCCATGGTCACGAGACGCCTATAGACTTCGTCGGATAAAGCCTCCTTGCATATTCCAAAAAATGTCAGCTCAAAAGATTCAAGCTTTTCAGAAAGCATTGCTCGTCTCATTTTAGTAGCACGAAGTTTGTCCTCAACTTTCCGTAAATCGTCAGCTATCGATATAAGTTCTCGTTCCCACTTCAAAACTATCTCATACGGCACACATCGTCCTTTTGACGTTCCATGATATCGAGACTTTGCTTCCGCAATTTGCGTCTTAATTGCTGATCTTCGAAATTCGAAATCTCTCTTTAGACCAATAAGCTGAAACCGTTCTTCCACAGGGGACCGAAAAGTTGTTTCGTCAATCCCATGAATATTTCGAGTGTTTTCAACCGTTGAACGAAACACACGATCCTGCTCATTCTCGCTCGCTTTTTTGAACATCTCTCAACCCTCCATACCGACCTGTTCGGCACCATCAAGCCGGCGTCGGTAGGCATCGTCGTCCTCGCGCCACGGGTCCGGAGATTCCAGCGGCATGGGCGGGGCGGCACGCACGATCGCCAGCGCGGTGTCATAGATCATCCCAACCGCGCTGACCGTAACGTGATCGTGTTTGTCCAGGTAGGCGAGCCTAGTGCGGACGCTTTCCCAGCCCCGCCCATGCCCGTTTCCGTTCTCGGGTGGCACACGGGCCACCGGATCGGCTGGATCGCCGTCCACGGGCTTCCCAGGCCCAGCATCATGCCTCGTGAGGTCGGCCAGCATGGCGGGGGTATCGTGGGGAATGAAGTCACGCATCGATTTTCTCCTGTTCGGTCCAAACGTCGTTGAAGTCGGTTCCGACGTCAGGCGGGATCTCGACGCGGACCTGAATACCTTTGGTGGCAAGGCGCCGCGCGAGAACCATGGCGGCTTCCTGCCCAACGAAGAGCATATCGTTGTCCGCGAAGATCACCACGGACGCGGTGCCCTCGGGCGGGATCCACTTCGCCACGCCGCCGGCATTCAGCGCGGACCAGCACGGCACGCCGAACAGGCTGGCAGCAGCGAGCGCGGTTTCGATCCCTTCGGCCAATCCGAGCTCGGGCGCGGCATCGAACAACCGCACCGCATGGCCCGGCACGGTATGGCCCGGCATCACCATGCGGGGCTGGTCCACCGGCGCCTTGCGTCCACCCGACGTCAGGAATGTCCGATGCACCGTCGATCCGGTGCCGTCCGGTGCCTGTGCGAGAGCGATCATGGCCGGGCGCAACTCCCCGGCGTAGCGAAGTCCAGGCACGAACCGGAGCGCGGCGGGGAATTGCACTAACCCCACCCGGTAACGGAGCCATAGCCCAGCAGGATCGTCTGACGTGATCGGCTTGCCAGAGGCCCACAGCCGGCGCATGGCGGCACGCTTGTCGGGATCGGACCGGTCTTGCGAGATAGGCTGCGGCTTGACCGTACCGACCAACGCCTCGACGCGCTCGGCAGCGGCGTGGAAATCGAGACCCGTAACCGCCATGGCGAGCTTCAAACCGTCCCCGGCGCCGCAGTTTCGGCACAGCCAGGTCCCCCGGCCCTCAAGGTCGTCGAAACTCCATCGGTCGTGCCCGCCACACATCGGACAGGGGCCGTTCCGCTTGTTCAGGAAACGGCTGTCGACACCGAGAGCCGGCAGGATGCCCCGCCAACGGCCGCGAGCGGCCTCACGAACGGGGACAAGGACGCTCACGCGGCGCGCCTTTTCGCAAACTGGATCATCTTGTGGCGAACCCACGACACCACTTCGGGGCTCGGTTCGCACGGGCGCTTGTCGAGCCCATCAGGCCACGCCTTGAAGCGATCCTTGTAGTTGGCTGCAGCCCATCCAGGTTTGTAACCGCGCGCCTCGGCGACACCGAGCAACATGGAAAACCACCGCTGCTGTTCGGCCTTGGCAGCGTGGCGGTTCTCTCGCGAGGCCGCGCCGAGTTCGATTAGCTCTCCATCCTCGACCTCGACATCACATTGCCGAGCAGGTTTGAAACCGCACGCGGGACAGAGTGAGACCTTTGCCGGACGAAGGAAATGACACTGAGGACATTCCTTCGGTTTCGGCTTCGGTCGCGGCTTCGCCTCGCCTGGACTGGACCCGTCATCAAGTTTGTCGTGGTGGATGTCCGTCACAAACCCCAGCCGGGCGTGAGTGTCCGAATGGTCGAAGATGATCGCGTGATCCTTGCCAGTCGCGGTACGGAGCGCGCGGCCGATAATCTGCACGAACAGCGATTCGCTTTTCGTAGGGCGCGCCAAGATGAGGCACCGTACATCGAGATCGACACCCGTCGTCATCGTGCCGACGTTGCAGATCACCTTCAGATCGCCGCGCCTGAACTGCTTCAGGATCGGCTCGCGGTCTTCCCCGTCCACGTTGCAGTCGATGTACCCAGCCGGCACCCCGGCAGCGAGAAACTGTTCCTGGAGATGCTTTGCGTGCGCCCGGTCCACCGCGAAGCACAGCGTCGGGCGGCCCTCGCCGTTAGCCAGCCAGTTGCTCACCACGTCCGCCACAAGCGGCGAGGTGTTCATCGCGTCGGAGAGTTCGTCTTGCTGATAATCGCCTGCTACCGTCCGCACGCCGCTGAGGTCAGGATGGGAGGGTGCGAAGACCTTGAAGCGCGACAAAAAACCGCCGTCGATAAGGCGCTGCGTCGTCGTCACGACGAGTAGGTCGTCGTAGAATTTGCCCAGACCCCTGCGCCACGGAGTCGCCGAAAGCCCAATCATGGGAACCGATCGAAGCGCCTCGTCGGACAGCAGATCCTTGTGGGTTTTGTGCAGGATATGCGCCTCGTCGATCACGAAAAGATCGGCTTTAGGGCGCTCCCGACGATGCAGGGTTTGCACGCTGGCGACCTGTACAGGTCGGCTCGGATTGGTCATCGGGTGCGATGCTTGGATCACACCGACATCTGAAATGCCCTCGTCGTAGAAGGCTTTCACGGTCTGATTGATAAGCGAGATAGCGGGGACGATGAAGCAAACTCGCTTGCCCTTGCGAAGCGCGCCATCGACGATGGCTGCCGTCAGCAGGGTCTTGCCCGATCCGGTTGGCGAGGCGAGCATCGGACGGCGCCTTCCCGACCCGAGTGAGTGCCGGAGCATGGCGATGCCGTCGACTTGGTGAGGCCAGAGACTGCGGTTCATCGAGCGCCTCCCCAGATCTTGCCCGACAAGATCTGGGACACTCCCGACTGGTGTATGCCGAACTGTTCGGCAATTTGCCGCTGTGACCGAAGTCCGCGAAGTGCCTTGATTTCTGAGACCTCCTGCTCAGTCAGTTTGGCCTGCCCGTTGCGGCTGCCGACAGGATCCGTACCGTGGATTACCTTGTCGCTCAGGTTCTCCTCGTGAGTAGCCCAGCGAAGATTTGAGGCATGATCGTTCAGCGTGTTTCCATCGCCGTGCGCGGCCTCATGGCCGAGCGGCGCAGACCCATGAAACGCTTCGCAGACCAGTCGCGATATCGACCGCGTTGATTCGGATCGGTCCCGGTACAGAATGACCTGCCGTCGACCCTTCGGCGCAGAGGGTCGCAGGATACAGCCAACAAACACCCGTGTTCCTGGCTTGCCGTTGAAAACCATGGCCACAACGCGGTCCAGGCTCCGAACTCGACCATCGTCGCTGACCTCGTACAAACCCTCATAGCCGACGACGGGAAGCCATCGCTCAGCCTGGATTTGGTGAGGCCGGAGCTCCCGCATCATCGGGGCACCTCGCCGTCGCGGCCGAACGGGGCGTCGTCGAAAGCTGGAGCGCAGCCATTCGGGCCAGGTGAACCACTACCCCCTAGGTTAGTAGCTCCCCTAGGCTCTGCTCGTTTCGGCTGGGTTACCCGAAGGGTTGTGGTTGTGGTTGTCGCGTCCCCCGCGTATGCTTGAGCATTGCTGCGTTTTTGCTGTGGCATTGGTTTAGCATTGCTACCGCCACGAAGTAGCATTGCTCTAGCATTGCCACCTTGGGAACCGGCGCTGGCTCGCCTTTCGTATCTAGCAATGCTATCTGCAATTTCGCGCTCTATCCGAACGTGTTTCCAGTCTTCGTCAAAGAAAGCTCCGATAGTGGGCTTCATTGCTTTCCACTCCTTCGCGCTTACTCTAGCGATCCGGGCCAATCGCGTGTCTTCCGACGGGATGCCGTTGTTCTGCCAATAATGGAAAATCAAAAGCAGGTATGCGCCGTGTTCCATTGTGCTGAGATGGCCTGTGTCAGCCAGATAATCAGCAATATAGAACGGCATCCAAGGTCTGTTCACCCTTGTCTCCGCCGGCTGTGTTGCTTCGCTCGGAATAGGGTCTCGACGTCTTCACGGTGTTCGACGCACCAAGCGAGGAACTGATCTAGGGATCGTGCTATGGCGAGCGATCGAACGTAATGTGTCGGCACGTAGCCGTTGACGTTCGACGCTATATGTACGGCGGTGAACTCGCGACGCCCCATGCTCTCAGCCCATACTTGCATCTCGTCGATCGTGGGTTTGCGCTGGGCTTCATCTGAAATGGCATCTTGCAATAGGCGCAGCATCGCGAGTTCATGCGCGGTCAGACCTTCGCGCGTGCGTTCCTGCGATGTAGAGGCGTCGATCATGACACCTCCCCGTACAATGCCCGCCTAGGCAGTCCCGGCATGGGATTTGCCGCGCGTTTCGCGCTCGCTGGGAAGCCCGCAGACCGGATGGGCCGCTTCGGCGCGGCGCGGGCGCCGAGATGGGACGCCTCTCTGCGCTTCGCTCGGGCGATGGTCGGCAAGTCCACCTTGGCGGTCTTGCCGTCGTGGCAGGCCGAACAGGCCACAACGCAGTTGTCGAGCGTGGGGTCGCCCCCGAGGGCGTCCGGGACCCGGTGATCATAGTCGAAGTGCCCGACGCTGAGCGGACCTGAACACATCTCGCATCGGCCCGCGGCGCGAGCGAAGGCGGCGAGTTTAACTTTGCGGGAGAAATCCCTTCTCATTTGCCTCTCCGACGAACAGAAGCGAAGGTCTGGTTCTCCGAACTAGAAACCACTTGAAGATGCTTAGGATTTACACAGGCTGGATTTGTGCAGATATGATCCACCTCAAATCCATCAGGAATTGGACCTAGGAATGTATCGTACACAAGACGATGAACCTTGGTGGTAGTTCCATCAAAAGCAAAGCTGCCATATCGCTCATCCTCTAGCGATCCTTGCCAAGTCCAGCATGTGTTTTCGGGTGATCCCATTCTGTCGAAAAGGCGCTGAACGAGTGTCTTGCTATGCAGTTGAATAAGGCGACGATCATTGTGAACACCGCTTTTTGTTACGGCAGCAACGCACCAACGTGAGACTCTGGACCTTGAAGCTCCGAGATATGTGACAAGCTCACCCTGTGAGATGCCCTCGCGTATTGCGCAGAGACAGAAATTTTCAAGCTCAATCAATCGCTCTCCGGTAATGTGAGAGTGCTGCCCACGCTCTTCGTCGGCTAAAGGCTTGCCGCGATGGCACTTGAAGAGGGCCAGGCGCTCGGTGGTCGAGATGCGGCGACGGCTCAATGGACCATCTCCGCCATGGGCCGCGTGCGCTCGCGGGACTCGTCGGCCAAGTCCACGAGATCCCCGGCCAGCGTCATGACTTCCTCGGCAGTCAGCACGATGCCAGCCATCACTGTGCTATCGCCGTGCGTGAGGGCGAGGTGGATACCGTCGCATTCGGGGCAGACGTAGGCTTCGACGCCATCGGCGAGACGGGCGCGGCGGGTCACTGGCGCACCTCCCGCAGCTTAGCGAGGACGCGGCAGACATAGGCTTCCGTCGTCTTGCCACCGATGATTTCGGCTATGTCGACCGTATCGAGCACCCCGGTTTCCCAGAGAGCTTCGACCCACTCTCGATGCGTGGCGAACCGCGAGCCCGTAACGGGGCATTCCGGCAACAGGTCGAGCGGCGGTACGGTCATGACAGGTTGGCGCGAGGGTTCGCGCAACGGTGTCGCGATGAAGCTGCCGCGATAGGCCGTGTAGTCGGGTGTGCCGGGGACGGGGATCGGCATCTAGGCAACCCTCCGGCCTAGCGAGGACGACACGGGTCCATCCACGAGATCGTAGACCCGCTGCCTCAAATCGTCCTGGCTCGTACCGACGAGCCACCTCTCGGTGATCACTTTCACGGCGAGATCAAACAGCGACGAAAATCGCGTTTGATCCATCGAGGCAAAGGCGATCGAGCGCAGCGTGTAGAACACCTGCCCGGTGTCGGCGTCGATTAACTCGTCCACCTCGCCGCAGGCGATCTTGACGCGCTTCAGAGCATCCTCGATGTTGATGAAAGCGCTGCTGTTCTCGACCAGCAGGTTGAGCAGGCCGAAGAACAGGCGATGAAACCGTGGGTTCCGAGGTGTCTTGACCTCGACCAGCACCTCGCGGCCCTTGGCGATCTTGGCCAGCGCTTCGGTCGCGGCTTCGTCCATCGGGAGTAGACCGCCGTTGTGTTTGATCATGGCGAGGACGGTCATTGGCGCGCTCCGTCGAGGAACCGCACCCGCGCCAGCGACACCATCGTGTCACCGATCCGGCGCTCGACCGCTGTGACACCAAAGCTCTCCGCGAGCCCGGCCGGCCGCTCCGGCGGTGGTGCGACCCGCTCCGCTGCCTCGACCCTCGCCAGCGCGTAGCGGTCGCCCGGCACCGGCACGATCGACCCCTCTGGCAGCCGGACGCGAAGGCTCGACAGTCGCTTCCGGGTGACCCTGGCGAAGTCCGCTGGAGGCCTGCCAACGTAGGTCAGCGCGACGATCTCATCGACCGTCAGGCCTCGGTCCCCTGCATCGGTCAAAGCCCGGTACAGAACAGTCAGCAGGCCAGGTGGCACAGCGCCGTCGCCATCGACGGTCGGTGGTCGCGCGGGGATGAGCCCGCGGTGCGTATGCCAGAGGTGCCAGACCTGGTTCCGGGTGATGCCGTGCCGCGCCGCGATGGCGGCCGACGTCATGGACCATCGAGCCGAACATACGGCCGTGATGAGGGCCGGCGGGAACAGCGCGCTCATGCGGTCTCTCCCGTTCTCGTGACGGAATAGCCGCTACCGTACAAAGCAATTAATGCCGCTTCAGCCCGCCCATGATCTTTGATGCGCTGGAAATGCTCGACGCTGGCCGGAAACAACCGCTGCGCTATGGCGCGAGCCCGTTCCTTCGCGTCCTCGCCGCCCAGGCGATAGGCTCGCTTCCACGTTTGTGGCGTCACCAGCGTCATAGGAACGTCGAGCGCGCCCAACACGCCGAGTGCGGTCCCGAAGCTGCGGCCGAATTTGAAGGCAGCCTGATGGCCGTCTCTCGGCATTGAATGCACGGCCTCGACATAGGCATGTGTCGGGGCGAATCGCTGGATCATGCGGGCCATGGCGGCCGGCACGACCTGCTTATCGGTGACGGGCATGTCCTCGACGGCGACCCTGTTGGGGGCCGCCGGGAAGAAGAAAGCGCACGCGCCCGAGATGCCTGGATCAACTCCTAAAAAACAAAGATCAGCCATTACTCACACCTCGCGAATTCACCAGCTATTTTCTGGGATGCAGAAATGTATGCAGCATGTGCCTTTTCTGGTGTTTCGAAGTAACCTATAAACTTCCCGCATGGGCCGATCAAAGTTTCCACGCTCAGGCTACCGCCGTCAGCTTCGGCCGGCCCTTGCCGAGCCCAATGGACTTCGCCAGCTCCGTGCGTTTGGCGGAGTAGTTTGGCGCCACCATCGGATATTCTGTCGGCAACCCCCACTTGGCCCGATAGTCCGCAGGCGTCATGCCGAGCGTGCCGAGGTGTCGCCGCAGCGACTTGAACCGTAGTCCATCGTCGAGGCAGATGAGGTAGTCCGGCGTGATCGAAGCCTTGATCGATACGGCCGGCTTCAGCGGTTCGGCCGGCACCTTCACAGGCTCCGGCCAGCCGAGGTCCGCGATGGTGCGATAAACGCTGTGGATGAGCCCCGGAAGATCCTCGGCCGGTACGCTGTTGTTGCCGACATAGCCGACCACGATTTCCATTGTGAAGGATACGGCTTCGTTATGCTGTAGAGGTTCCATTTGTTGTTCTCCTGTCCGAAGTTTCTAGGATGGCGTCGATCACGTCTTCGCCAGCGGTTTCAGCAAATCCTGGTGGACCCACTTGCGGATCTCGGTCCCGTCCCGGCGAATGCCGATGTGGTCGCCGTCCCGTGCGATCACGGTCCAGGGATGGCCGGCAAAGGTAATGGTCTCCGGTCGCGCCTCGACCTCGACGGTATGGCCGTTGAGAGGGGCGGAGAGTGCGGTGCGGTGGGCGCTCATGAGCGTGCCTCGAATTCCTTGGCGTGCCGCATCCAAGCCTCGTAGGCCCTCACATGCGCGTCGGCTCGCCTCAGCCGAACCCCGGCCAGCCAGGCACAGAAAAGCCCCATGATGCGGTTTGCGCTCTTCATGGGCGGCACTCCGCGATCCTGGCCCTGATGCGTTCGGCTTCGGCTTCAAGTTTTGCCTGTCGATCAACTAGGGCCGCGCGCTCCAGTGATGGACACGGAAACGCTGCAGCGAAGAAGTCGATGCCATAAGCGAAATAGAGTCGCCCCATATGCGCGCAGCTCGGCGCGCTGTTGCGCTCCAGCCATTTGCTGACTGTCGCCGGAGATATGCCGGTGTCGGATGCGACCCGCTTGGTCGTCATGTAGGGGTAGCGTCTACGCAGAAAGGCGTTGATGCGGTCCGCGACAATTGTCGCATCGCGGCACCCATTTAGGCGTTTCTGTAGCCCGGACTGTCGCATGTCTTGCTCCGATGATGAGTGCATCGAAGCGTTGCTGACGGAGGCGGGATGAAGCGTTGCGTATCGGATCATGGGATGACCCCGACGCAGATGGAACTGGACCTCGGGGCTATGCTGCCCCGGCCCGTATCGCGGCCATGGACAGGCCCGACACAGGCGGAATTTGCGAAGGTCCCGGCAAGGATCGACGCGAGGACAAAGCGGGAGCGGAGGACTAGCCTCGACGCTCCCGAGTCAACCGACCACCGGGAGGAAAGAGCGGCCGGGTTCGGGAAGCCGCAGGGCGCGGCAAAGGCGATGTTCACAGGTCCGCCCCTGGCTGGCGGCGGTAAAGGACGGCCGCGAGCATGGTCCCGGCGACGATGACGAAACCCACGGTGCCGGCTTTGACGATGCCGGGCTCGAACCAGATCGAGAGCGCGTATAGTGCGAGGGCGTCGATCATTGCTGCCCGAGCCTCGTGACGGCTTCGTCGTTGCCGAAGCGCTCGGTGAGGATGGCCCAATAGAGTTTGGACAGCCGGCGATATTGCGTGGTGGCGTCGTGCCAGCCGAGCAGTGCTATCGCGGCGATGAGGGAGACGCCGACGGCGTAGATTTGGAGCGCCATCATCGGGGCGCTCCAGGTGCATCGCTCACGAGGCCGACGCATGACAGCGCGTAGCCTATGAGCACGATCGGCCCGGCGATCACCACCATCCCGACCGTTACCAAGAGCCAGCCAGCCGCGATCACGAACCGCGCCGCCGGCGACAACAGGAGGGCGGCGATCAAGGCGTAGCCAACGAAACAGGTGAGGAAGATGTGAAGCACGATCAGCCCCTCAGTATTACAGCGATGATGACGAGGGTGAGGAAGATGCCGAAGCTGTTGTCGTTGAGGAATTGGCCGATCGTCATCGCCGCGTCCCCGCTTGCACCGTCATGGCCGGCCCGCTTTCGAGCCGGGCATGGCTCGCGATCGACGGCGTGGCGGGGTCGATCCGGTGGCCGTCCTCGGTGCCGCAGTCCACGCACCGCAGGAACGACACGCCGGGGCGATCGTGGCACGGGGGCAGGACATGCAGCACCATCGGGGAGCTGCAGGACGGGCAGGATTGGAGGGTCGTGAAGGCGGGTGTCACTGAACCGACTCCGAGGCTGGTTCGAGAGCCGCTGGCATCCCCACGGAAACAAACACAGGCGGATGCACGTCCCCTATGACGGTCAAGTAGATGGGAGCCCCGGCATTGAGGAGACGGAGTTCTTCGGGAGTTGGAAGCCATGCCGAAACCATTCGAGGCATGCCGGGCGCATGCATCTCGTCACGGATCGGCAGGCCGCCGCATATTCCGTGTTTGTCTCGCTCCCAGTCGAGAGGCGCGCCAAGGTTTCGCGTGGCGCCAGCGATACATCCGACGTGCATCAGAAATCCTCCGATGTCAGAGCTTCGGGATCGTCGAGTGGCAGGTCATGTGACGGGCGAAACGGCGCCTCACTATCGGTCGGCATCACTTGGGTGCCGGAACCGATCCCCTGGGCAGACGGCCGATCGTCCGCGAATGCGTCAGGAAGCCAGCCGGCGCCCTTGCATGAGGAACACGGCCGTAGCGTCCGAGAGCCATAAGCTTGGAGCTTGCCGGAGCCGCCGCAGGATCGACAGGGTGTCACGCCGGCGCTCCCTCGGGCTCGGGAGCGGGCTGGGCGGGGTCGGCGGGCATCGTATGCGCGATCATCAAATCATCGGTCGTGAGACCGATTTCCTGACCTTTTTCGCTTTCGATCAACTTCCGCCAATATTCGACAGGGATAGAGCGCCGACGCTTCATCTCCGATGCCGTCGAGTGACCCTTACCGATCACTCGCGCGATGCCTTTGGGGCCGTCGAACTCTCGGAAGATGTCGTGGACGGTTCGCATCGGGACAGGCGCTCCTAAGTCGCCTAACCCGTCTACACGATATGTGTTCGCGACGTCAACATGATTTCTGTTAACACGCCGTGCGAACAATCTTTATGGACACCATGGGTTCGCGACTGCGGAAGGCGAGAGAGGACGCTGGCTTCACAGCAGCTCGTGCTGCCGCCTTACGCTTTGGTTGGTCGCCCTCGACCTATGCCGCGCATGAAAACGGTCAGAACAATTTCGATAGTGGCGCGGCTTCCATCTATGGACGCGCTTTCAAGGTTGGCCCTGGATGGCTTCTGACAGGTGAAGGTGAATCCGCTTCCTCCCGATCCACCATCCCCATCATGGGCCGTATCGGAGCCGGAGCCGAGATCGATGCGGGTGTGGAGCAGGTGCCGCCCGAAGGCTATTACGACGCCGAAGCCGTGATCCCGTTGCCGCCCTACGCCATCGGCTTCGAGGTGGTCGGCGATTCCATGGTGCCGCGTTATGGCCCTGGCGACGTCGTAGTCTGCCCCAGGGACGGCACTCCATTCGAGCGCATTCCGGACGGTGAGGAAGCGGCGGTGCTGACCGCAGACGGCCGGCGCTTCCTGAAGTTTGCCCTGCGGACCGCGGTGCCGAACGTCTACAACTTGATCAGCGTCAATGCCACGGCGTCGCCGATCCTCGGTGTCGAACTTACATGGGCCGCAGACGTTCTGACTGTCGTGCGGGCGCGCCAGTGGAGCCGCGTGACGCATGACGATCGACGTCGGCTCAGCATCAAGGTCGCGGCGAAGCGGAGCCGGTAGCGGACCGTGCTCAAAGCGTTGCGCTTGGGGTTTTGGATCGTCGTCGCGCTCTGTTGCGCATCGTCCTGCATCCTGTCGCTGTGGCTCATTCTCAGAGGCGATGCCGGCCATACGACGGTCTTCCATCGCCACGGATCGGTCGTGCCGGTCACGGTCGATTATAAGGATTTCGTGTCGATCCTGCTTACGGCGCTTGGCGTTATGATAGGGTTGGGTTCGATCGGCGTGGCGGCGGTGGCGGTTTTCGGATACGCGGAGGGGCGCAAGATGGTGGAAGGCATCGTCAGGCAGGCCGTCAACGATCAACTGCAGCCCGCCATTTTCCGTGCACGCGAAGACGCTGCAGCCGCGCAATCACCATCCGTCGAGGGCAACAGCATCGCCCATCAAGCGGGGGGTCGTCATGAGGTATGAGGTCAATCCTCTCGAAGTCGTGGGCAGGTACACCGGCAGAGCCCCGGTGAATCTGGAGGCGATCGCACGCGACCTGGATATCCCTGTCGAGTTCACCGACCTCGGCGACGGCATCGCTGGCCACATCATTCGGGATCGGCGCAAGAGCCCAAAATCCGGCTTCTTCATCCGCATCAATTCCACGCAACACAGCAACCGTCAGCGGTTCACGCTGGCACACGAAATCGCGCATTACATCCTGCATCGCGACCTGATCGAGTCGGGCCTAGTCGACGACACCATGTATCGAAGCGAAATCAGCGGGCATTACGAGACGCAAGCGAACCGCATGGCTGCCGATATCATCATGCCGAGATCGTTGGTAAGGCAGGAAGCCCGGAAAGGGCATTCGGATGAGGTGTTGGCCCGGCTGTTCGGGGTATCCCTTGCCGCTATGAGGATTCGGCTTGAGAATACGCCGGGCCTGATAGATCAAGCCGAGATGCTGCTCTAGGGCACCATCCTCCCCCAATCCGCTTTCTCAGCCCGGTTCGAGCCGGGCATTTTTTTTCGTTGGGTGAACACGAGTGGTGTTGACATGAAATGTGTTAGAGTGTCATAACTCTCCCATCACCCCGGCAGCACCCTTGCTCCGGCCTGGATGGGATAGCCCGATGCCCGAGACCGCCACCATTCTTCCCGATCGCCTCGCCGCCCTTGCTACGCTGGCGAAGGGCGCGATGTGCGCCTGTGGATGCGGTTTGCCCGCACCTCTCGCTCAAAGAAACAACGCGCGTTTAGGCCATGCCAAAGGCAAAGCGCTACCGAGGATATCGGGACACAATAAAAAAGGAACTTCTGACCTATCTCGTTATCAATTAACCGATCACGGTTACATTACTATGTGTTGGGATTGGAGCGGAACTATCAATCATAAAGGATACGGCGCTGTTCAAGTATCAAAGATAAAGAAGAATGCTCATCGTGCACTTTACGAAGCTGTGCATGGCAGAGTTTCGTCAAAGTTGCATATCGATCATCTTTGCAGAAACAAGCTCTGCGTTAATCCGGGGCACATGGAGGTGGTGACGCCGGCCGAAAATGAGCGACGTAAAAGGCTATGTCTCAAGTTGATCGAGCGAATGATCGAAGCACGGGACGCCGCGTGATGCCCGCCCCGATCTCACCCGGCTTCATCCCGCCCGAGCCCGATCCCGTCTCCCGCATGATCGTCCAGTCCGTCGTGGCTTTCGTCGATGCGCTCGCCGCGATCGGGATCGTGGTGGCCGTGCTGGCCATGTGCATCGCAAGGGGAGGCTGACATGGCCACGACCTACCTGCTCCTCTCCGACGATACCATCCACGAGTCACAGCTCGGCTTCGCTTGGTCCGACGCACTCGCCCTCCTCTGGACCGGCGATTACTGCGGCACGCCCCGGCTCCTCACCATGGACCTCCGGGCTGGCACGGTCTCGGATTGCACCAACGCCGCGCTGATCGATCTCGCCGACCGGGCGGAGCGTGAAGGCGAGACCCCGCGTCACCTCGAGGCTCTGTTCGACGCAGCCGGGATCGCATACCCGACCGAGCGGTTGCCGCGGCGACCCATGCCATGCGCCGGGATGGGCCGGCTGGTGCTGGCGGGGGCGCGGTGATGGCCCTCGCTCCCACGATCACCTTCGACGCGCACATCGGCGGCGACGGCCTCGTGTGCCTTCGCACGAATTACCCAACCGGATCGTCCTCATGGCTCGCACCCGCGAACATGCGGCTGGAAGATCTCGCTGCGGCCGCAGAGGCCTTCAACGTCACACTCACTGAGCGGATGTCACAGCGATCGGTCGAGCGACCACGCCGACGACGCGCTGCCTGAAACCGTGCCACCCCAACTCACGGACCCCCACCATGCCCCTCCCCGATCTCCTCCACGCCACGATAAACGGCCTCGCGGCTCTCTCGGTCTACGGCGCCGTGCTCGCGCTGTGCATGCGGAGGGCGGGGTGAGAACACGAACCGTAGAAGTTTACGAAGGCGAGAACATGGGGCCAGTTAATTGGTTTTATCCCACGGCAAAGGACATGCCGGATATTTGGCTTCAAGCCGAAGAGAAGCCAGAAGAGTTTTTGTTCAATGGTCGGCAGATAGTCGCAATCTGCATGTATGACGGCTGGCCATATTGGATACCAACGCCGGCCATCTGCTTCATCGGCCCGATGAACTCTGCTGAATGGAATTTCTTCAATAGCTACGGCGTGAATTCTCGTAGCATAACAAGACGCACGGTCGCACAGGGAGGGTCGGCGGCATGTCGGTGATCGCGCCTCTCGCCTCCCGCTTCCCGTGTTTGACGGATTTCACCGAAGTCCGTCTGTCCCGTATTCACGGCAGCGTGTCCAGTCTTTGCAGTGTCTTGGCGGCTCGATGCAGTCCGCGTTCCCGCATCTACTGTGCTGGCGAATTGCGAGCATCAGCGGCCCGTCTCCGAACCGAAGCGGCCTATCTTGAAGATTCCGCCCGCGAATTGGAAAATGCCCATGTCTGAGTTTTATTTGGAGATCCGCCCGCGTACCGAAAACGAAAGCGACCCAGGCTTTCGACGTATGGGGCCAATGAGCAATCGCGATGTGGTGACTTGCGATGCAGGAGCAAACCGCAATTTAAATCACCGCAATTACTATACGAAGATCATCAGCGCCGAACATGGTCATGGATGGCGCTCGGATCAGGGACTTCGTGCCGAAGAAAACTTCCACAGAGAAGAGGATTCACGTGATGGCTGATCTTCGCCACGCCCTCGCCATCCATGCCGAGCTGCGCGACCGCCTCAAGGCTGTCTATGGCCTTGACGACGACGACCCCGCCTTGATCGATACTCTTGAGGGATTGTCGGACCTCGACGCCGTCATTGCGGCCGTGGTCCGCGAGGCCAGGGAGGCTGAAACCTTCGCAGGCGGGCTGGGCGGCATCATCAAAGCCGCCCAGGATCGCAAGGCCCGCCTTCTCGCCAAGGCGGAACGCCTGCGTGGCGTGGCGTCATGGGCCATGCAGGATGCCGGCCTCACCAAGGTCACCATGCCGGATCTCACGATCATCATGGCCCGAGGACGTCCACAAATCGTGATCGACGATGAGGCTGGCCTGCCGCCCGATTGCCTCACCGTCGTCACGACGACCAAACCGGATCGGGCTGCGATCAAGTCCAAGCTCGATGCGGGCGAAGACATTATCGGAGCGCGCTACAGTAACGCCGCTCCCGTTCTCACGGTGAGGACAGGATGACCGACAATCTTGCTCTTTGGAACGCGCTTGGTCGTACTGATCCGAGCCAGACCAAGAAATTCAAGCGCGGCGGAGGCTTCTCCGGAACTGCCATCAAACCAGTCTACACCGAACAGAAGATGACGGAGACGTTTGGGCCGGTCGGCATCGGTTGGGGCTTTTCCGAGCCTAAGTTTCAGATTGTTCCCGGCGACAACAAAGAAATGATGGTTTTCTGTTGGCTAACTCTATGGTTTGTGCAAGATGGTAATAAGTCATCCGACATTCCTGGTGTCGGAGGTGACAAGATTGTCACCCACATCAAGGCAAGTGAACAGTACAATCGCCCCGAGCGTTGGGAAAACGACGACGAAGCTTTCAAGAAGGCGTTTACCGACGCGCTTGGCAACGCCATGAAGCATCTCGGAATGTCAGCCGACGTCCACATGGGACTTTTCGACGACAGCAAATACATTCGTGAAGTGGAAGCCGAAATCCGGCAGGAGAAGCAGCCCGCCCCCACGTCCTCCGTCAACTCTCCTACTGGCGTGGACGCTGCAGAGATCAGTCGTCTCATCCGCGTCGGCGACGAAGCTGCCAGCCGGGGAAGGGATGCTCTCAACGCCTTCGGTCTTGGCCGTAGTCGCGCCGAACTCGCTGCTTTCGGTCGCAAACGCATCGCCGACTGGGAAACGCGCGCCGATGAAATCGACCGCATGACCGTCAACGATCCCGCTCTTCAGGAAGCCGTATCATGACCACCACGCCCCTCCCCGAACCGCAGGCCGGCGCGAGCGCGAAGAAGCACGCTCAACGCTTTGTCGCGGAGATCGACGAAGCTGAACTAACGTTGCGCCTCATGGAAATCGGCATCGGTGCGAAACGTCAGCCGGGAAGATCGGCGCGGCAGATCTTAGCTGACATGCGAACGCATAGCTTTAGCCGGGACCCCCTCGCTCAGAAAGTCTTCGACGATTTCGGTCAGATGGCCAGGGCCTCTATCGCCTACTTCGGCGAGTGCATCAATAATGGAAAGGTTCCGTCGTGAGCGAAGCACAAGTGCAGGCCGGCGTGAGCGCGAGGCCGACACGGCAGATCCGCGAGTTCGTCATTGCTGGCGGCTATTGCATTGCTTCCGCTGCAGCGGCTCCCCATGCCTGCCTTGAGCTGCGCTGGCTGCGAGTGAAGTGGCTAGCTGCTCTTGCCGAACTCGGTATCACCGAGGAAGAGGCCGAAGCCGAACGCCAGCGGCTCATGCATGCGGACGACTATTTGGGGATTCGATCTCTCGCCGCCGCTCGGGAGGGCCGCACCGATGACTGACGGTCTGAGCGACGACGATATCAAGTTGCGTCTCGACTCGCACGGCGCCCTCGTGGCCGCGCTTACGACACTTCGCGCCAAATTCCACCGCGCGCTCGTGATCGGCGGGACCGATCCGGAATTTGCCGATGCGGCCTGCGAACAAGCCGATGCGGCATTGGCTCTCGCCGCCCCGCAACCCGAGCCCGCGACGGGAGCCGACCCGTCCGTCCCCACCCCATCCAGCACCGAGGTGGCGTGATGGCCTGGCTCGCCCACCTCCGTTGCCGCCTCTTCGGCCATCAGCGAAAGCACTACATTTACGATAGCTACAGAGACAGCCGCGGTCGGTGGCGGGAGAAGCGTTCGTGTCGTTGCATCCGGTGCGGCACCGGGCAACCGGACTGTTACGCCCATCCGATCTTCACCCTCACACCGCTTCGCCGATGGTGGCGAGAGATCAGGCGACGTTTCACGCGATGGGGTCGCACCGATTGCGTGGACTGCCGCAAGCCCCTGACGCACTTCGAACGACCGGTCGGCGAGCACCGCAATTGCGACCACGACATTCCGTTTTGAGAGGAACCTACCCCATGACCACCCCGATCGCCGCCGAACCCGCCGCCCGAAGCTTCGGCCATAACGCCAATCCGGTGAAAGACTTTTGCTTCGAGATCGATGCGCTGCAGGAAATCTGGACCGACATGAACGTTGGCGTGTCCACGGTCCCGTATGAAAACTTTCGACGTCGCATTGACCGCGCGATGAAGTTTCGCCCAGGCGACGATTCGCATTCGGTGCACGCCAAGATGATGTTGCGGCAATTGGACCATAACGCCCCCGTCGCGACCGCCACCGAGCCCGCCACCCAAAGCTATTCCATGCGCGTCGACATAGGCGGCACATCCATCCTGTGCGACGGCCGGCTGCTGCTGCCGTGTGAGGTGGTGGACCGGCTGAACGCCGCCGCCATGGCACCACCCGCCCCGGCCGACTTCGTGGCGCTGGTGGATGCGTACGGCAACACTGCGTATTGGTCGCTCCAGATGGAGGACGACAGCGGCATCAGGGCTGCCCGCGTTTCCCTGCTCGCCGCCATCGGCCGCATGGAGCGGGGGACGGCGAGCGCCTCACCACATCCGCCGGCCGGGGAGCCGGTTGAGCCTAGCCCCGACGCGCTGCGGGTCTGTGAACTAATCGACCAGTCGTGGACCAAAGAATTTCCTGATGGTCCCGACACGAAATTGCGCGAGGGGTTTTTCTTCGGCGACGACACGTTGAAAATTTGGCGACTCGCCCGCATGGCCATCGCGTCGACTCAGCCACGGCCCGAGGTTGCATGAAAGACCTTGCGCCAATCCGAGCATGCTGGAGTGCGCTGCAGTCCAATGCCAACTGGCCGACAAGTGCAGGCTAGCCCCACCCCAAGACGACGAGGTTCGCAAATGATCGCGTGGAATAGCAGGATTGTCGGATACTTGGTTATAACGATTGTCCAGATCTGCATATCTATTGTCGCGAGAAGCCTCCTGCCGCTGCTTGTGCTTCCTTTACTGCTGTTCGCACTGCTAGAGGAACTGAAATGACCGACCCCGCCGCCGTCCGCCGTGAGGCGCTGGAAGAGGCTACCCGGATCGTCGAGGGATGCACCAGAAATGGACGTAGCCTACCCTCTGAGATGGCCGCCGCCATCCGTGAGGCAGCCACCCGTCCAGCCGAAGCGACGGGCGATGCGGCCCAGGCCGCGACGCGACGCCGACTGCGCGAAATAGCGCACATGAGCGGCCACGTCGAGACAGAGTGCAAGGCGGGGTCCCCCTATGCTACCGCCCCGGCTCCGGCAGAGGGGACTAGCAGCGCAGCTGAACCCGCTCCATCCAGCCAAGGGAGCACCGAGCGATGAGCAAATGGGCAAAAACTATCCAGCGGGACGATCTGAAGACTTGTCCATTCTGTGGTACGCGAGCGATTCAACAGATGCGGTTATCGGCTACCAGCGACACGGACATGCACCATCGCATCTCCTGCGGTAACCCCTTTTGTGCTGTCGACGTGGCGACGCCTATAATGGCGTCTGCTGAAAATGCGGCAAAGGCTTGGCAGGATCGTCAGGAGACGCCGTCATGATGAACGACGATGACTGACCCCGGCGCCGTCCGCCGGGAGGCGATGGAAGAGGCTGCCCGGATCGCGGATAAGCGTCAGACGCAGCTTGAGACCCAGGGAGCCAAGCACCCCGACAACAGCCCATCACGCGAGGCCTGCGCCCAAGGAGCATATGAGGCCATGTGGCTCGGCAAAGCCATCCGTCGAGCCGCCACCCGCCTGGCTGAAGCGACGGGCGATGCGGATCGGGTCGCGGAGCTGGAGCGCGAGCGGGACGCAGCAATCGAAGGAGCCCGCCAGCGAGGTGTTCTTGACGATATTGAGCGTAAGGGCGCGATCCGACTGGCACGCGAGGCCATAGCAAAGCAGCGAGCCACCGAAGCCCGCGCCCAGGCAGCGGAGGCGGATGTCGGGCGGCTGAAGGATGCAGCGAGAACTCTTGTTGAGCGAGCGAATGAACGGACCAAAGGGGAGAGAACTGCCGTCGTTAACGAAGTAATCGTCCCAATTAATTGCATCAGAAACCTCTGGAACGCCCTCGCCTCGCAAGGCTCCGAAGCCGCTGAACAGGGAGACCGGGGATGAACGGGTTGCCGAAGTATCAAATCAACGCCCTGCGGTTTCTCGCTAGTTGCGGTGGCGGTTTCACAAATGCCACCATCTGTCGGGAAAGCGGTTACGGAGGTACCCGTAGTCTCATGGGGATTTTCCGGCATTCGTACTTAGTCCCGCTTGCCGAAGCAGGGCTCGTGGAGCAGATCGACGCTGAAAAACCCGCGGTTTGGATCATCACCAATACCGGCCGCGCCGCCCTCGCGGCAGAACGGAGCGAGTCATGACCCCCATCAAAACCATCAATGAGGGGCTCACGCCGGAGGACTTTGCAAAGACGATGGGAGCCTACGGCAGCTTCGTCGCGCGGGACGAACATCGCGTGGAGGTGCCCCATGGCTGAAGCCCCGACTGCGTACCCGCTGGCATGGCCGCCGAACTTCCCGCGTGCCCCGCGTCGCGAGACAGGGGCGTTCCGCACGCAACTCAATGCCGCGCTCTCCAACGTCCAGGGAAGCCTTCACGCCTTCGGGCGGGACAGTGGTAAAGCCGTCAACAGCGTCGTGATGTCGAGCAACGTCACGCTCGGCAGCGCCAAGCCGGCCGATCCCGGTGTTGCCGTCTGGTTCACCTGGGAGGGGTTGTCGGTCTGCATTCCGGTGGATCGCTACACGACCGTGGAAGCCAACCTGCAGGCGATCCATCATGTCCTTGAGGCGCGGCGCGTAGAACTGCGGCACGGCACCTTGGCGCTCGTGCGAGCCACGATGACGGGCTTCGTGGCGCTGCCGGCGCCGACCGGCACACAGGCGTGGTGGCAGGTGCTCGGGGTGCCGCAGACCGCAGGGCGTGGCGAGATCGACGCGGCCTACCGGCGTGCCGCGAAAGAGTGTCACCCCGATGTGGTGGGCGGATCGGTGAACAAGATGTCCGCACTAAACGCCGCCCGAGACGAGGGCCTGAGGGCGAAGGAGGGCGCGGATGGTTAAGCGAGTCGCCTTTCGCCAAGCCGACGTGCAGCGCGCTGTTAGAGGCGTGAAGGCGGCTGGCGTCGAGGTCGGCCGCGTCGAGATTGACCAAGCCGGCAAGATCGTGATCGTTTCAGGGAAGGCCGATGTTACAGACGGTGAGATCGACCACCTCGCGGCCTGGAGGGCAGAGCGGGATGCGCGCGCACCTCAAGGGCATAAATAGCGTCAGGAAGGTCAGGGCCGACGGCGCCAGCGTGACCTACCACTATGCATGGAAATGCGGCCCGCGACTTGAGGGCAAGCCAGGATCGCCCGAATTCCTCGCGAGCTACAACGCGGCCCATGAGGAGGTGAGGGCAAAGAAGGACGACAAGCGACTGGAGAGCGTCATCGACCGCTATCAGGATAGCGCGGCCTTCACGGATCTCGCGCCGCGCACCCGGAAGGACTACGGCAAGATCCTCGATCGGCTCCGCACCGAGTTCGGCACCATGAACGTAGGGGCGTTGAAGCAGCCTGCCATCAAAGGTGTGTTCCGGGAATGGCGCGATGGGATCGGTCGGCGGTCAAAGAGGACCGCAGACTATTCGTGGATGGTGCTGGCGCGCGTGCTGTCATGGGCGCTCGACGGTGGCCTTGTCGAAGCCAACCCCTGCGAAAAAGGCGGGCGGCTCTACAAGGGGTCGCGCGCCGCGAAAATATGGAGCGAAGCCGAGATCGCGCGCTTCATGGGCGTGGCCCGTCCCGAGATCCAACTCGGCATGATCCTGGCGCTCTGGACCGGGCAGCGGAACGGCGACCTCCTCACTCTGCCATGGTCTGCCTACGACGGCAGTCAAATCCGGCTGGAACAGAGCAAAACCGGCACCCGCGTCGTGATCCCCGTCGGCCCGACGCTCAAGTCCGTCCTCGACGCCCTCCCACGCGAGCACCCGATCATCATGCTCTCGTCCTTGGGGCGGCCATGGACCACCGGCAGCTTCCGGGTCGCGTGGCATCGCGTCGCCAAGTCCGCGAAGATCGAGGACCGCACTTTCCATGATCTCCGGGGCACGGCTGTGCTCCGTCTCACCAAAGCCGAGGCGACGGTACCGGAGATCGCGACTATCACGGGCCACAGCCTCAAGGACGTGCAGAACATCCTCGACAAGAGCTACTTCCACCGCGACGTGGCGCTGGCGGAATCGGGCATCCGCAAGCTGGAAATCAGCATGGCGTCGCCCAACTAAAATTCCAACCGGACGAAATTACATGATGCGTGGAGACGAATTAAGCGTTATATTTTTGATGGTTAAGGGTCTCGCAAAGACGGCGTGGTAATCTGCCGACTGGACCGAATATCATTCGCACCGGCCCGTCGACGGCACCAACGACGTGATCTTCAACATGGACCCGCTGTGGTCGGATGCGAACATCGACTTCATCGGCATCGACAACTACCTGCCTGTCGCCGACTGGCGCGACGGCGCCCCCAACCGCGATTCCGATCCGGTGGCCGGCCCCTTCGCGATCTACGACAAGGGCTACCTGCAGTCCAACATCGAGGGCGGCGAGGACTATGCCTGGTACTATGCGACCCCGGCCGACCGGGTGGCGCAGACCCGCACGCCGATCGTCGACA